ATTTTGTGGTTTTTTAGGGGTAATTCGTGACATTCTACCTGTTGTCACGAATTGCCCTTTCTTTATTTATGACCATAAATATCGATGACATAACTTTGGTCTTGATCTTTATTCAAGGCAAAGACATGAAATTGACAATCAAGCAAGAGAAGTTCTGTAATTATTACTTGGAATCAGGCAATGCTTCCGAGGCGTATAGGCGTGCTTATTCTTGCGAGAATATGAGACCCGAGACTATTAATATAAGGGCTTGCGAGCTTCTAGCCAACGGTAAGATAGCGGTAAGGGTAAAAGAGTTGCAAGCTGATTTACAAAGAAGATCGGATATAACCAAAGACGAGGCTATTGATATCCTTAAGAATATAGCACGGGCTAATGTCGTGGATATGTTGCAAATCAAGAGGGGAAAGAACTATGTGATCTTCTTGATAAAAGATTTGTCTAAACTGCCTTTGTCTTTCCAATTAGCTATCCAATCGGTCAAAAGTACGGATAAGGGCTTTGAGGTAAAGATGTATTCCAAGATAGACGCTTTGGATCGCCTTTCGAAGATGATGGGATGGGATGCGCCTGTCAAATCGGAGGTCAATATAGATGGCGAGGATAAATCCATAACTATTCAGGTTATTGACAAGAGGGAGGACGTTATCAATGGTGATACAGACGACTAGGATATATACGGAGGTACAGGGCGCTTTGGATAGCGGTTATAAGATCATATCTGCCCAAGGATCTTCAAGGAGCAGTAAAACTTATAACATATTGATATTCCTTATAGCGTATATCCTTCATAACCCTAAGCTGTCTCTATCTATCGTGAGGAAGACATTGCCGGCGCTGAAGGGATCTGTCTTCCGGGATTTCAAGGAAATCATGATCGATAAGTTCCGTATATGGGATAATAGGTGCATGAACAAGTCGGAGATGGTTTACTCGTTCCCAAATGGATCATTCGTGGAGTTCTTTTCCACGGATGATGAGCAGAAGATAAGAGGAAGGAAACGTGATATACTTTATTGTAACGAGGGAAATGAGATATCTTATCTTGAGTGGCAGCAACTGGTGATGCGTACCACTCTTTTCTCTGTCATTGATTATAACCCGTCGTTCAGTGACGAGCACTGGATTTGCGATCTGAACAATGACCCTAGGACGTATCATTTTATATCCACTTATAAGGACAATCCTTTTTTAGAGCAAACAATCATCGATGAGATAGAGTCATTGAAGAATAAGAATAAGGTGCTTTGGGCGGTTTATGGGTTAGGGCAGCGGGCGATGGCCGAAGGGTTGGTGTTCCCTGATTTCGAGATCGTGGACGAGTTCCCTTCCTATGCCAAGCATGTGGCGTTAGGGCTTGACTTTGGATATAGCTATGACCCTACCGCTATAGTTAGATGCGGATTGGTTGATGATAGGTTATATCTTGACGAGAAATGTTACCGTACCCATATGTTAACCAAGGAGATTATTAAGGTATTGAAAGACCTAGGCTTGGTGGTTTACGCTGACAGCGCCGATCCAAGGCTTATACAAGAAATATCAAATGCGGGGATAATCATATACCCTGCGGACAAGTACAAGGGATCTGTTATGGGAGGTATTATCAAGATGATGGAGTATAAGATTTGTGTCACCAAGAGATCTTTAAACTTGATAAAAGAGCTTAGGAACTATGTATACGCCCAAAACAAGGACGGTAAATTTATCAATGAGCCTATTGACGGGTATAACCATCTTATCGATGGGGCACGTTATTGGACGATAGGCAAGCTTCTAGGAAAAGTATTAACAACAAGACTGTACTCGAAGGAGGAGTTAGGATTTTAACATGAATTACATAGACGCTATATTTCAGGTTTTCCAAAACAAGATATTGAACTCGTTGGGAGTGGAGAGGGACTTTGTCAGCCTTATCAAGGATAGGGATATAAGCCGGGCCATGTCAATGATGCAATGCCGGGACAGGGATGTTTCCCAAGCGATCTTGGAGTATAACCCGGAATCCCATGAGGTTAATAAACGTCCTAATAAGCACAGGAAAAATCAAGAACCGTATATTACGGAGAAATTGCCAAGAGGAAGGCAAGCGTATATAAATGAGGTCGAGTTGTTTTTTCTCCTCGGGCAGCCTATCTTGTGGAAAGCTGTATCGGATGATACGGATAAGGCTTTCAGGGCATTCGGTGATTTTCTCCGTGATACTCGATTCAACACGACAATCCGGGAGGCCAAGCGTTTGGCTGGGGCGGAGACGGAGAGCGCTAAGGTTTATCATATATACAGGGAAAATGGTATGCCCCAAGTAAAGGTTAAGGTTATATCCAAATCAAAAGGATATACATTGCGGCCTTTATTTGATCAATGGGATAACATGATAGCTTTTGGTTATGGATATACGTTGCTTGAGGGCGATAAGTCCGTAGAGCATTTTGATATAGAGACCCCGGAATACATCTATAGATGCAAGAGAGCGGATATCGGATGGGATGTTACGCCATTGCTTAATCCTTCGGGTAAAATAAATGTTATCTACTATCGTCAAAACAAGGCATGGTATGGGGTGCAAAAGCGTATAGACAGAGAGGAAGCGGTTGATAGCAAGGCGGCGGATTCCAATAATTATTTCTCCGATCCAAAATTGAAATTAACCGCTGATGTCATTCAGAGCATAGTAGGGGGAGGATCTAATATGGTAGGAGAGGTTATCACCATGTCCGATAAGGACAAAAGCGCTGCCGAGTATCTCGTTCCGCCCGATTATTCCACGATGAAAGAGGCGGAGAAAAAAGACCTGTCATCAAGCATACTATTCGATACGTTCACCCCGGATTTCAGTTACGAGAACATGAAGGGGCTTGGGACATTATCCGGGGAGGCATTGAAAAGGGCCTTGGCCCTTGGATACATGAAAAGGGATAACTTGAAAGAGATATATGATATATTGATAGACCGTGAGAAGAATCTTATATTGGCTATCATGATGAACGTCACTCATATCGGCATGAGAGAGGAGTTAAGCAGGCTCGACCTGCAACATGAGTTCTCCGAGCCTTTCGCCGAGGATAAGGATAAGAGAATAGATATGATAGCGAAACTCTATGAGTCAGGATTGGTGTCCCTTCAAACGGCGGTAGACATGCTGTCCTTGACTGATAAGCCGGAGGAGGAGATTCGACGGATATTAGAAGAGAAGCGAGAAAAGACGCAAGCTCCGGATGATTCCACTCAAGAATAAGACCGGTTTAAGTCGTACCTTGATATCATTAAATTTAATGGGCGTGGTTATTTTATAGCCATGCCCTATTGTTTTTGTGACAATCGGTCTATTGTCATGTATATAACCCGTTTTTATTTTATTACAAGCTTATGTATCAATACTTTTATGCGAAAAATAAAAGTAATAGCATGAAAGAGAAGATTTTCCAGCAGTTAAAACAGAAGTATTCAAATCTTGGGTTAACGGAGGATGTTTTGAGGTCCGTGGCAGAATCATTGGGGTCCACTGGCCTGATTACGGACGATAATCTTGAAACTGCGGTAGCAGGGCAAGAATCAATGTTGAAATCTTACCAGAGTTCCTTGGATAAGGTGCGAACTGAAAGCGCAAATTACAAGAAGGAATTGGAAGAGTTGAGAGGCAAGGGGGGCGGCCAGCAACAGCAACCAGATAAAAACGAGGAACCGGATTGGTTCAAGAAGTATCGTGAGGAGCAGGACGAGAAAATCCGGCTCTTGACCTCCGAGAATGATAAAGCTAAGGAGGAGAAAGCACGTGCTGAAAGACACAATCTGATCCTTGACAAGGCCAAGAGCCTTAAGATCTCAAAGGAACGGATAGAGGAGGGCTTCGCTATAACGGACGATATGGACGATAACGCGATTGATACTTATCTGTCCAAGGTGAGACAAAATGAGGTCGCAAAGGGATTAGAGGAAAAAGGTTCGGCGTTCTCTGTCTCTACGTCCAAGGAAAAGAGCAAGGAGCTCGCTAAGGATTGGGCCAAATCATTGCCGGACGCTAATTAAAGTAAAAGATTATGGGTATCGAATTTGACAAAACAAAGATTAAAGGAGCGTTCCCCGTCTTTTGGCGCGGGGAATGCGCAGTCCTTCCCGGAGATTTCAAATTAACCACTGAGTTGGCGGAAGGGACAATCGTGCGAAAAGGCACTCCTATCAAGCTGGACTTTGATCGCATGGAGTGCAAGATCTGTAAGGCTGTTAAGGTATTAACCGGAGGAACGACCACTAAGCCACGTATAGAGAAAGATAGCTTTGTCGCCAAGGGAGATTCTATTGGTGGGCAGAACGTGAGTTCCGTAGATTCAAGTAACGCTGATTATGACGTTGTTACATTGGCTGCCGCCGTAGAATCAGCTACAGAAGGGGCGATTCTTGCCGTGGGAACGGATGAGCCTGACGCTGTGGTTGAGACAACGTTTGTCTATACGAAGAATATGTCTTTCCAGACGGTATCGGCGGGATATGAGGTCCTTATCCTTAAGGATGTGGCTTATCCAGTCCCTTCCTCATGGTTGACGGGATTCAGCATGAAGAATAATCCCACTATTAAGTATATTAGACAGTAAGGAGGTGAACGATGGATGTTTATAGTTCTATTTTTGGCGAACTGACAAAAGAGGTTCAGATTCGTATTGACGCTGCCACGGAGCTTCGCAAGCGCTTGTTTGACCAGAATATCTACGAGCGTTATCTTGATTGGGATGTCCCGACTATCGGCCTTAATTTTGAGGAGCTGATCGGGCAATACAACTTGAGCGTGGCGGCGGCTACCCTTGATTCCAAGGGAAAGGAACCGATCTTGGGTACGGAGGGGCTTGAGACCTTGAAGCAAAAGGTCCTTACCCACCAGATGAGTTACTCAATGCCGATCGAGGAGTATCGTAAGGTCTTGCAGATCCTAGACTCTAGGATGTTGACGGATGACCAGAAGACACAGCAGCTCATTAATCTGATGTGGAATAACGTGTCTACCGTTGTCAAATCCGTACAATCTAAGCTGGATATTATTTTCTTGGGTGCCTTGTCTAACAAGGGGGTATTTACATTTAATGCCAATAATAACCCTGAAGGAGGGGTACGTGGTATTATTGATTACAAGATGCCGCCCGAGAATATCGCTAGCGTTACTCTTGACTGGACGGATACCAATAAGGACAACGTCGATCCTTTCGAGGATATCCAAGGTGTCGTGGATGCGGCCCAAGACAAGGTGACGTTTGATAAGATATTGATGTCTCCGGCCAGATTGTCTTATTTGCTTAAGAGCAGGAAGATGAAACAGGTCATTTTTGGGACCGACAAATCCGGCACTCCCCTTTTGATGTCCGGTTTGAATGAGTTCCTACGCTCTAATGACCTTCCTGTCATAGAGACAGTGAGACGTATCACCCGTATCCAAGACAACGGCAAGCTATCCGAGTACAAGCCTTGGAATGACAAGAATATCGTCTTTGTCCCGGCAGGTAAATTAGGTGTCATCAAGAACGCTTACGCCGATAATGAGTTGAGACAGGAACCGGGCGTTACTTACTCTAATTATGGCCGGATTCGTATCTCTCAATGGGGCAAGGGCGAGACGGATAATTCGAATGGAGTAGAGTTTACCAAGGCTCAATCGCTATCCTTGCCGGTCCTTACCGAGATTAATGGCATTTACTCATTGACGGTGGAGGCATGACGATAAGAGACTACATAGGGCATAAATTCTCGGCTTATGGAGATCTATCCGAGGCGGATATGCTGGATTTCAGCATCAAATCGGGGCTATCCCCGGACGATGAGATGTCTAGTGAATCCATAGGCAAGGTAGAGACAGGGATGATAGAGATCATCCCGTCGCTGCTGTTGCGCCCGGATAGCGTCAATGAGAGCGGCTTCTCTGTCTCTTGGGACAAGGACGGCCTCCGGCGGTATTATTTGTTCCTGTGCGAACGGAACGGTGTTAGCCCGGATGTGTCTTCCGGTCTTGGGGTAGTCTCATCTTATATGGATTATTGATATGTATTACGCTCCTCACATATTAGAACGAAAAGTTGTCAAGGAACCCGATATTGACGATAATGGCAATCCTGTGGAAGGATCGGGATCGGAATGTTGGGAGCTAGTGTCAACATGTAGGTGCGATGATAACGGAGCCGGTAAGCTGATTGGAGTAGGCGGTGAAATGCGTGTCTATGATTATCATGTTGTCATTAAGGGAAAACATCTTATTCCTATAGGCACTATGGTCCGGGTCTTGGATCAAGATGGTAATATACGTGGTGAAGGCGAGGTTTTGAAGCCTCTTATGTGTAACTTCCTAAACTATTCAGAGATATGGATATAAAGGTCAGGTTTGATTTGTCTGATTTGGAACAGGAATTGAAATCCTTGGACGATAAGGTGATAAATAAACTTGTCCAAACGGGTGAGGCCGCTATCCAAAAGGCTGTCAAAAGCGGTCAATACGTTAATAGGACTGGAAACCTTAGAAGCTCGATAGGCTATGTGCTAGCCTATAACGGCAAGGTTATAAGGGAGGGCGGTTTCAAGAAAGTTGCGGGGTTCGGACCTAACATGCAAAGAGCTAAGTTTACCACCAAGGAGGGTAAGGATGTCGATTTCTGGGCTAATGGGCCTAGCGGAGATGGAACGTTGGGTAGCGAGGAGGGACGTAAGCTAGCTACGGAACTGGCAACTTCTGCCAAGAATGGTTATACGATGGTGGTTGTAGCCGGTATGGGGTACGCTAGCTATGTCAATGCCAAGGGGCTGGACGTTATGGATAGCGCTATGATAGAGATAAAAGAATTGCTTAAACCATGATGTCCACCGAGGATATAAAGGATTTGCTTTACCGTAAGCTCAAGGAGGTCTATTACGGCATACCTGTATATAAGGACAGGCATCCCCCCTATAAAAAGGGCAAGGTTCCGGAAAGGATTGTTGTCCACATGGGGACGATGTCCAATACGCCTTGGAGCATGGGATACGCTAATATCAATATCCTAGTGCCTTGCTTGGAGTCCATGGGCTACAAGACGCCTAATAATACAAGGCTGAACGAGCTTCAACAGATAGCGGAGATAAATTTCTTGTCTTGCTATTTTGAGTACGGCGGTAATAGGGGAAAATACTCGATAGAGGACTTGTCCACGGAGGAAGATCCGGATACGGACTCTTTCTTCGTTAACGTGAGATTATTTATTAAGGTTGCTAATTTTAAAATGAGATAAGATATGGCTAACGAAAAGATTATGGCCGTGGGTATCAAGAAACTGTATTATGGTCCGGTTATCACGGACTCTTCGTTTGATCCCACGAAATTAAAGACCCTCTTGTCCGGGGAAACCTTGACGGAGGTCATTAACGTGCATCAAGATACTTGGAGTTATGAGGAGGCTGAGGCTAGCGTGACCGAGTACAAGAACCAGTTGTCTAAGAATACCTATAGACAAACCCAAGAACAAGGTTCCGTTCAAGTCTCCTTCACTATTGGGCAATATGATTTCCAGACGAAAGCGGATTTGCAAGGAGGAACGGCTACCGCTACAGGGTGGCAGAGAGCCCGAGGGTATCAAGAGATCTATAAATGCGTGATTGCAGAGACTGAGGATGATGTGTGGATCGTATTCCCAAAGGCGGCTATCGTTGGCCGAGGTGCCGATACGGACGGCGCTATCGGCTTGGCTGTCGCTGCTACTCCAATGGAGCCGGAGACGAAAGAACTTAATCCTGAATATTGGTGGGCTGATAGCGTAGTCAATCCTTCTATTTAACTTGGATATATAATCGGGAGGGTATTTAACCTTCCCTTATCTTTTCAACATGAATAAAGCGGCAGAGAAAGTAAGCGAGGCGATCAATGGGAGGAGGTTCGCTACCGTGGTCGTCAACGGGAAGGCCATAACCGTATATCCCCCGGCTATAAAGGTATTATGTAGGGCCATTACTTGGTTCTCAATGGTATCTGTACCTAACGAGGCCACTTGGGTAGATGCCCTTTTCATGGTACCGGATAATATCCGTTATATCAGCCGTGGAATATCATGCGTTATCGTTGGAGATGTGGAGGAATGGGAGAGAAAATCCGCATGTTTATCGAACGATTTTGATAATTGTACCTTGGAGGAATTGAAAACCATTTTCGAGGATATCATAAAGTTAATACACGTGGATGATTTTTTCGTTTCTGCCGCCTTAGCGAAGAGCGTAGCGAGAATGGCGGCGGAACAGAGGTGATAGGTAATGACACGTTGTTCGGACAGATAGCCACGTTCATGGAGAATTTACATTTATCTTACCATGAGGTGATGGAGGTTATCCCTTATCAAAACCTTTTGATGATGCAAAAGGACAAGCTCCGTATCTGTCATGGGAAAAAGGTCGTGAAAATGTCCGGAAAGGATATGTTAGCGAGAAGGAACGGGGGATAAAAAATTTGATGACTAGGATCATAAGCTAAGCGTAACTGATATTATATCAGTTACGCTTAATTTTGTGTTTTATTAAACATTTAATCAATTATTGTGTTTTGTATAAAAAAAGATGTTACATTTGTACATGATAAGCAGTCGAATGAAATATCTATAAGTTCAATTACTAACTAATACGACAATGGCACCTATATTGACATACCTATTGAACAATGCTCCATGGTTTGCGGTTATCTTAATAGCTATATTTGTAACATGGAAAATATCAAAGTATCATTTAAAATTGGAAGATACTAAAAACAAAGTAGATGAACTTCCATGTGAATCCCATAGAGATCTGTTACGAGAATTTAGCGAAAAGTATGACCGTCTGTATGATACTGTTGAATCAACTAATGGTATGGTTGTTGAGGTAAATAAATGGATAATGAGATTTGACAATGATATGATAGATAAATTGGCTAGAAAGGCAAGCCCTTTAAAAATGACACCTTTAGGTAATGCGTTATTTAATGCTTCTAACGCAAAAGAGACCATTGATAATAATAAGGATTTCCTTATTAAAGAAATGGAGAAGGATAATCCTGTTACCGCTTATGATGTAGAGGAATGTGCGCTTAATGCTCTCTTTAGGAATATTGGTCATGAGATGTTTAATGACATAAAGCATTTTATATATTATTCCCCTGAAAAAATGGAATTATGCGATCCTGAAACAGGAAAATGTGAAGAGGTCAAGGTTTCTATACAATCATTGGTGCGATTAATGAGTATATATCTTCGAGATTTATATTTACAGAAACATAAAGAGGTTGTATAGAAAGGATGTGTCTTCTCAACACATCCTTTCTCGCATTATTATTGGGCTATCAAGTGTGTATTCAGCGCTTTGAGATCAAATTGTCTATGCTTTGACCTCCCGTTGTTGTATACCGACACGGTCATATGTGGCTTGGGCTTGGTGCCGCTAAATCCGCAAGCCCTCTCCAGCTCATCGATAAGCCTCTCCATTTTCAAGGATTGCCGGTTGAATCGCTCCATCGCCTTCTTGTCCCTTTGGGACGTTAAAAGCATTTCGTTTAGTATCGTGTTTATGTCTTTCATATTCAATCAATCATTTAATAGTTCACAGGTATCATAGTTAAGGTTTTGAGGTCATTCATCCTAATCTGGATAATAGATGATTGTTTATATCCGGAGTTATATTTTGAGTGATGAAATTGTACGCCTTGCTTACGTCTTTCTTGAAATTAGGATCAGAGTCATATTCCTTGACAAGATCTTTCACGTTGTTGGAAAGGGTGGAATGTTGTCTCATGTGTAGGATGTTCGCTATCTTATCACGTAATCCGCTTTTCATTTTCTTCCCCGCCAACTTTTTGGGGCAATACAACAAGATTATCACAAACAGGAACTTCTTGCGATCATTCACGGTCATTTTGGACTTGCAATAAATGGATTGGAAAGCCTCGTACATTGCGTCTATCTTAGACATGTCCGTATATAAAGGCTCGCTGAATATATCTTCCTTTCTCTCAAGTTCGTCCATGTTGTTATATATGCGTGACAATTCCTTCACCCCGGACACGATGGTACTCTTTAGGTCAAAAAGACCGTGGATGAACTCCCGTCCTCTTTCCGTCCATACGGTTTGCATCGCCGTTCCGGGCGTTCCGTCACGCTGGACGTATGGATATGTCCTTGTTCTCGTGTAGTCCTCGTCTTGATACTTGTGTGTCAATAGCCATTGACCACCTTGCTTGTATTGTACGCCCATCTCTCTCAGCTTTTGGTTCAATGTGACTGCGCTCATTCCTAGCTCCTTGGCGATCTGGTTGGTGTTATACGTGCTGGTGCTTTGCAATACCTTCTCGTAGTAATTGACCTTTGGGGCAGCGGCTTGAAGTTCCTCGCTTTGAAGGGCGGTTTGTTGCTCTAGGTTGGCGATCCGCTCCTCACGTCTCCTCAATGCGTCTTGAGCGACTAGAAGAGCACGTGCCATAAGTTCCTCTGGAGTATCTTCCGGTTTGGATATCATGTAGCCTCCGGTTTTCCGGATAGAAGGTAAGACTTCATCACATACCCAATCTTGAATTTTTTCGGCATCTGGTAATTTTGATTTCATTGTCAAACGATACACTTCTCCTTCTTTGCCATACTTCATTTCCTGCATAACCGTTGCTCCGTACTGGTTTACAGTGGGGGTCGGTAAAATGGCGACCCCCTTACAATGCTGTGAAACAGCGTCAGCTGGTCTACTATAACCAAGTGCCTTTGCTACATCTGCCAAGCAAAACAACGGCTCTCCATTCTCATTCATCGCAATTCTTACTTGTCCGAACTGCTCATTTTGGAAAATTCGAATATTATTCATAACTTTGTGCAGTTATAAAAGTTAATATTATCCTCATTGGTAGCTCGGTCAAGCACTACCTTTGAGGATTTTATTTTGACCGAAGTGGTAGCCGGGGACTTGAACCCCGGTGTATGCCGTCCTACCTGCTTATTACCAGTCTCGCTTGACAAGGTAAAAAGCGAAGGGCAAAGATTGAAGTTGCCTATTGTGACGGTCTGCAACTGGAATCAATGCCCTTAAATATCTTCTTTCGCTACCGTCACGTGAGCGATCATTTTCATATCACAAAATTATATATGACAAAATCCGTGGCCTATTTTTTCAAGGCTCGAAACACCACAATGGAGCTATTGTTGTAAAATCCCTCCGGCCGTATTACCGGAGGGGCATCTACTTCCGATCCTCTCCCCGTCGTTCGAGTTATCCCGCAAGCCTGCAAGTCGTGTCGCTAATTACGCTCATGAATCTATCGTAGGTCTTTTTATTCCATTCCTTGTGATCCGGCATCCAGTCATTGAATATCTCCATGTAGACCACATCGTGAGACCTGTCCTGTACGGTGACGCATAAACCGCCCGTCTCCGGCATAACGCCTACATTTATATGTACCGGTTTCCTTCCGATCATACACTCCAACGCAATCCTTTGCACGTTCTTCAATACCTCTATCGTTTCCATATTTCTTATATCATTAATGTATAGTTATCAATCTCCCGAATAAACCCTGTTACCGTAAAGGCTAGCCATACCGACATGAGATAAGACAACATGCTTGCGATACTCGATGCGTCTAGCTTCTTCCTCTGCCAATCTCTTGGCCTTGGCCTCATTATTTTTTATCTCTATCTTGGCATTATCCCATGCTATAGAAAGGCACTTGCCAAAAGACCAAGAGAATTTTCGGTAAAGTCTGAATAATCTCCATGCGTCTTTCATGATCTCACTCTTGTTGTATTTCTGTGTTGCCATTGTACTGTTGTTTTATTTTGATGATGCAAATGTATAGTTAAAACTAACGAATCACAAGTAGATCGTTAGGTTTAACTAATCTTTAACACAAGTCCAATGTTTAATTAAAATATATCAAAAACTATATTTCGAATAGTTATTCCTAATCATATATCATTTTTATATTTATCTTTGCCGTTAGTAATAACTAAACATTCATCTGATGGACATAAAATCAATTATTAAGGCTCAAGGTTATACTATCGAACGTATAGCTGCGGAATGGGAAAGCAAAAACGGCAAGCCTATAACACGAGGTGCTTTATCTCAATCAATTAATAAAAACCCAACGGTGGAAACACTTCAAAAGATAGCAAATGTGATAGGGTGTAAAGTCGGGGATTTCTTTTCTGATGAAATCAATAGTAGCAAAACGATCATTTGTCCCCATTGTCAAAAACCAATACCTGTAGAAGTAGACATCAAAGTAAAGGAGGAACAACCGTGAAAAGGTATTTTAAAGATAATGTATATGTTACAAAACATACCTTTTATAAGATGACAGATGTGATAATTGGGTAATTTTGTGAAAAAGATACATATCATGAAAGACGTTATCATTACAACAACTTCTTCTATAGAAAATAAGCCTGTTCAAGAATATTTGGGCTTAGTCTGCTCTTCTTTAGTTATAGGTACTAATATGTTTTCAGACATGGCAGCATCTTTATCCGATATATTTGGAGGCAAATCAAGTTCATATGAAAGAAAACTTGAAATTATAAGGGAAGAAGCTATATCTGATCTAAAAAATAAAACCTTGAAAAAGGGAGGTGATGCAATACTCGGGTTACACATAGACATAGATGAGATATCTGGAGGAGGAAAATCTATGTTTATGATATCTGCATCAGGAACCGCATGCAAATTGCAAGAAAATAATGACCAAAATTCCATATCTTCTGCAAGAATTCAAGATACAATAGAGAAAATAAAAGTAATAAGTCGAATAAAGGAATCAAAACCTATATCTGATGAAGATTTTGAATTTATGATAAACAATCCTTCCATAGATTATCTTCATCCTCTTATAGACAAATATATTCATTATGCAAACTCTGCTGAGCGATATGATAGATCCATGGTTTATATATCCAAAGTTATTTCTAATTTACCATACGATATAACCGCTAAAATCATTTATGATAAGCTCAAAGAGGATATATCAGTTCTTGATATTATAATAAAATGTCAATTATTTGATCCTTCTTTGACCTTAGAAATGATTCAAGTAGATTTAAAAAAGGCTATAGGAACAATGAATGCAGATAAGCCCAATTATGATAGAAACGATCTACTAATAATGAATAACATTGTAAATAGAATAGACAGCTTGCCTGATAGAGGTAGTTTCGAGACTAGTAAAGGTCTATTTGGAAAAGAAAATAAAAAATACATTTGTCCTAATGGACATAAAAATGACATTGATCATGTTTGTTGTTGCGAATGTGGAGAGAATATAAAAGGTCTAACTCCTAATGAGTTGTCAATATTAGAAATGTTTAAATTGAAAATACAGGCAATTCAATCATCCTTTAATTAAACTAGCCTCCCCTTCTGAAGTACAAAAAGAGACCGATGGTGGGTATAAGTGCCCTAATTGCGGGCATCCATTGAAGATTAAGGTGGAATGATGTTATCTTCAATGATCTCAAAATAAAAATCATGAAATATTTGTCGGTATGTGAATTATAAGTTACATTTGCGACATGAAAATACGAAGCGTAATAGCATATAAGTACTATTTCATTGATTTTGTAAAGTCCCTGCCCGACAAGATGCAAGACAAGGTTATTAAGACCATACAATATGTTGAAACGTTGCAAAGGGTTCCTGATAAATATCTGAAACATATTGAGGGAACGAAAGGGCTTTATGAGATCAGGGTTAAATTAGCCAGTGATATAGTACGTGTATTTTGCTTTTTCGACGGGGACAAATTAGTTGTACTCTTGAGTGGGTTCCAAAAGAAGACACAAAAGACCCCAAAGAACGAAATAGATAGAGCGATGAGACTTATGAGAGAATATTTCAACGAAAAAGAAGGGAAATGATATGGAGACTTACACATTTGACGATATTAAAAAAGAGGTCTACGGAGAAATAGGAACTTTGCGTCGTGATAACATTGAAACCGAGCTTTCCAATCTAAGGGTTGGGCTTCAAATAAGAAATGCACGTGAAGCAAGGAAAATGACACAAAGCCAGTTGGCCGAGAAGATCGGTAAAGAACGTTCTTTTATCTCTAAAGTAGAGAGCGAGGGGAAAAACCTAACTCTTGCTACGTTGTACGACATTGTAACCAAGGGACTTGGAGGTAAACTGAATATACAAGTGCAAATATGAATGCATTATAACGTAGCATACAATACATTACCTTTGCGATACAATATAATACATAAGTAATATGGAAGCAGTAATAAGAAAGCAAACCTCGTTCCGTTTACGTGAGGACTTGTTGCAAATATTGCAGGAACAAGCCAAGAAAGCGAACAGGAGCCTGAATAATTTCGTAGAGAGCACCTTGATGGACGCTGTATACTCCGAGCCAAACGAGGAAACGATAGAGGCGATAAACGAGGCTCGTTCTGGAAAGTATGCCGGGACGATAGACGTAAGCAGTTTTGATGCCTTCATGAAATCATTGGACGAGATAGAATGAAAACGATCCATTACAGTACGAAGGCAAAGAAAGACTTAAAGAAGTACCGCAGCAACATCAAGCTGATGGAAGCCTTGTTTGAAGTCTTGGACAAGCTAAAGAAAGGGGAATCCATTCCAAGCAAGTACAAGCCCCATGAGTTGATAGGCAATTACAAGAACTGTATGGAGTGTCATGTAGGCAACGACTTTCTTCTTATTTGGATAGATGCGGTGTCTGACATAGTGGAAATTGTCAGGATCGGAAGCCACTCCGAGCTGTTCGGGAAAAAGAAATGATTTAACATTATCGATGGAAAATGGTAAGGATGAGTAAATAATACCATGATAAGGTGACGGATCGCTGAAAGGCGGTCTTTTTTTATGATCTTCATCGATGTCTCATGAGATAATTTGGATATATAAATTATAACTATGAGGAAGAATTGATTAAAGGCCAGAAAAAGTTGTTGGATATTTTGGTATGGTAGTTTGTTTTTTATATGTTTGTCAAAAATTAATATTTAAACACAAATGTTATGAAGAAAGTGCTACTGTTATTATTTGTTGCTATATCCTCATTTGCTTATTCTCAGCAAAGTGCAAATGGTTTAACATATAATTGTATGATATCTAACGATAAAAGCCCTAAGGTTATAGATACTAAGAATAGAAAAATATATAAAGATGGCAATAATATAATAATTACAAAGTATGATGATGAAGGACGTGATCTTAGATTAAAAATTGACAGCGTAGTGAATCGTGTAAGCAAATTACCCTATTCTAATAAGTCTGGGAAATGGTATTATTGCACAAGGATTGTATCAAAGGATGTATCTTTGAATTATATAGTGTTGGGGCTAAATACTAGTACTGTTAAGTTATATAATATATTCTCAGAGGTCGAAGTTTTTGAGGAAATGTTTAGTGCGTTAAAATAAATAGATATGGCTAACTTTATAAGTCAATTAGGAAAAGGTTTTATACGTTCTGCTGTTAATCAAGTAGGAAGGGATAGCGGCAAAGTTGTAAGTAATAGTATATATGGTGATAAACATTCAGTTCCAATAAGAAATACTGGATCAAAATATTCTGGTAGATATATTCAAGGAAATATTGATGTTGAGATAAATAGGGAGAATGGATATGTTTATGTTTGTAAAAATTCTACTTCAAAAAAAGTTCTTTGGTACATTTTGGCACTATTATTTGCTCAACCCTTTTTTATTTTTATAATGTTATATCTTTTATATGTTGGAATAAAGAAAAAAAAACAAAAGTTTGTTTACGTAAAAAAGTTAGTACCTGTTCCATTATATGTGTCTGATAGAAGATATAGGGATGGTGTACGTTTCTGTGGGTACGATGAGAGTTTTGTTTCAAAGACAATACCCGCCGAAGAGTCTGATAAGGCTATTTTAAAGAAAGTAGGTAATACTTATATCGTTATTGCTATAATTTCTTTAGTAATAGAGTCTATATGGTTATTTTCAATTTTGCAAGGTTCTTAAATTATAGATAGTATATATAATCAGATTTTGGATTAATTCGTCTAAGGTTCTGAAAAAAGATTGCAACATCACGATGATTGTTGTAATCTTTTTTTATTTACATTTCCTTACTATCTCCATGAGACATACTTTTGGGTAAAAAAGTTTATGTCTTCCATATCAATAGATATCACTGCCAATTACAAGCAAGTAGACGAGGCTATCAAGAAAATAGAGGAACTAAAGAAGGTCTTGAAGGATGTCCATGTGGATGATCCCAGATCGAAAGTCATATTGTCCCAGATAGAGGATCAAAAGAAGGTGATCGACGAGCTTACCGAGCAGATACGAAAGCTAAAGGAGGAGCAAGCCCAACAAGTCCAATCGGCTATCAATGATAGCAAGAGACAAGAGCAAGAGATAGCTAGGCTTGCGCAATCCTATAAGGCGTTATATGAGCAGATGAACGCCGAGGCCGGAAAAACCAAAAGAACGGTCGAGGTAATTCCTCCGTCTGCCGCCCAGACGCAAGCTACCGCCCAAGTGAACCAACAGAGATCGGCTTATGACAACCTTAACGAGGAGATCACCAAGGTAAACGGGACATTGGATCAGCATGTGGCGAAGCTTATCCGAGAACAAGGCTCATTGGCTAAGGTAAAAAACGAGCTGGCCAATCTAGCCAAGCAGGAGAAAGACAACGGATCGTTAAACGATAAGCAAAAACAAAGGAGGGAGGAACTTACCAGATCCTTATATGAGTACAAGCAGAATATATCCTCTCTCCAGCAATCCATACGTAACGACGTAAAGCTGAACAAGGCCGCTCAAGGATCTATTGATGAATTGTCTCTATCCTTGGGGAAGATGAGGGATCTTTATCGTTCCATGAGCGCAACGATGCAATCCACTTCTTTTGGGAAGGCGTTGCTGTCAGAGATAAAAAACGTGGATGCGGAAGTCAAGCGGCTTGACGCTTCTCTCGGCAATCATCAAAGAAATGTAGGTAATTACGCTAGCGCCTTGGATGACGCAAGCGTCTCCCTTTATGACATGATGCAAAACATGTCGGCACTTCCCGGTCCTATAGGGCAATCTGCTTCCGCTATGCAAGGCTTGACTAAGGCATCCTTGCGATTTATCGCTACGCCAATAGGGGCGGTTTTGGCTGGGATATCATTGGCTCTTATGGCCTTGACTTCTTGGTTCAAACGGACAAGGGAAGGTGAGGAAGCGTTGAATGTAACGAGCGCTTATTTCAAGCAAACCTTGGATTCCATATTAGATGTGGTGGATGATGTTGGAGAATGGCTTTATAAGGCGTTCACGAAGCCTAAAGAGGCTATGAAGGATCTTGTTAGCTTCTTGGAAGGACAGGTAATGAACCGTCTTAACGCAACGGCAAAGGTTGGTGCGGCTATCTGGAAGATATTTGGAGGTAAGGTAGGAGAAGGTTTGAAGGATTTAGGGAATGCTATCGCACAAGGTTTTACCGGTATAGAGGACCCCTTGAAGAAAGCTTCCGGACTAATGGATGATATCATTGATAAATCAAAAAAGCGAGCAGATTTAGCTAAACGTGAGAATGAATTAGAAAATAGACAGCGATCATGGCTGGTTAAGAGATCCGAAATAGAGGCAAGAATAAGCGAGTTGAGGGAGAAATCTCAAAATGCGGCTTATTCAGATAAAGAACGTCTGGAAGCCTCAAAAGAAGCCTCTAAGTTAGTAGAAGAAATGTATAATGAGGAAGTAGATATGGCTCAAGAACGTTTTGATATCATAAAAGAGACAAATTCCTTATCACATTCTAATGGAGAAGCGTTGCAGGAACAAGCGGAAGCAGAGGCAGACGTAAATAAGCAATTAGCGGAAAGAGCATCAAGACTTCGTGAATTGTCTAGTCAGCAGAGAGAAATAGGTAACAGGATTAAAGCCCAAGGCGTTAGCGCCAATAAAGAAAAGGTTGAGACCTCCGAGAGACTTATGGCTATAGAGGAAGGCCGCAAGAAGATCCAAGATAAGGAATTGGAGGTAGAGATGCAGATCCAGCAAACCCGAATAAACGCTATGAAAGAGGGATCAGATAAGCGTATCGCCCAATTAAGGCTTGATTATAAGAAGCGGACACAAGAGGTTAATAAATTGGGGGAGGAGTTCTTGAAGGCTCAACAGGAGATCGAGAGAAAGGCGTTCGAGGCGGCTAATCCTAAAGCCAAGGAAGAAGGGAGGGCTTTTACTCCCACTACAACGAAGGTTTCAGAATTGCCACAGGAGCAATTACAGCTACTTGCTGATATGTTAGCGGCTATAACGATCGAGACACAGGCTAAAGAGGCTGAGTTACTCAAGGGTACATTGGATAAGTATAAGGATTACGCCAAACAAAGGGAGGATATCGAGAAGCAATACAATGAGGATGTCAAGTTTTTGCAGAGTCGGAGAAACGAGGAGAACGCCAAACAGATAGACTCCGCTTTAGAAGAGGCTGACAAGAAAAGGAAGGAGAGCCTATCTAAGATCAACCTAGAGGAACTCAAGGAGAATATAGATTGGACTTCCGTGTTCGGTAACCTTGACAGAGTTGCTACCGAGGCATTGTCCGGAATCAAGGAAAAGCTCCAACAATACCTTCAAGACGCTGTCGGAACCATAAGCAAGGAGGATTTCAAGACGGTATCGGATGCTATCGAGCAAATCAACGAGGCCATGACCGATCGAAAGCCTATCGATCAATTACGCCAAGGGTATGATGAGTATAAGGAGACAATAGAGGAAGTGGCCGTCGCTCAAAAAGAGTTGAATGATCTGGAGTCTAGCGGGGCCGCATCCAAGGAGGCTTTGGAGATGGCGAACAAAAAATTGACGGAATCGTTAAACAAGCGTAGATCCTCCTTGGTCAAGATGACATCGGCCATAAACTCCATGGGAGAGAAAGGGCAGGATATCGTTACTGCTGGGAATAATATTGCTGATATGCTCACCGACTTGGGTGTTTCCGTCCCGGAATCCATATCCAAGGCTTTGGACGGAGTGAGTCAAGTCATGTCCAGTCTGGCTAGCATAGATCTCACCAAGCCGTTTAGTGTCATTACGTCCGCTACCGGTATAATCGGAGGTATCGGCAAGGCCATAGGAGGATTGTTCGGTGGTGGTAAGAATGTAGTGGCTCAAGAGACGATCGATAGCTATAATAACCTCATGGAGGTGATGGATGGAGTTATCTCCCGTCAACAGGAATTACTTGATGGATTGAGCGGGGCCGATGCGATGGAGGCTTATAATAGGGCTAAAGATCTTATCGAAAAGCAGATTGACATGACCAAGAAACTAGGCTTGGCCCAGCTTAATGCGGGGTCAAGCTCGGGTTCTCATTCTTATGGATATAGGGCTATCCGGGATTTGAGGGCTTATGATAAGGAATTGAAGGCTATCGGCATTGATCTGGACTCGTTGGGAGGCCGTGCGGAGGGCTTGTTCGAGCTTGATCCGGAAGTGATAAGGCAACTCAAGGATGATGTCCCGGAAGCTTGGTTTAGGATAGATGATGACGCTAGGGGATATCTTGAGACATTGATAGATCTGGATGACAAGACGAAGGAACTGGAGGAGGATAGCAAGGAGGCTCTTACTGGCATATCCTTTGATTCCGCAAGGTCGGAGCTTAGGAATCTCCTGCTGGATACTGACACCACGATGGCCGAAGTTGCGGAGCATTTCGAGGACTATATGAGACAAGCAATTGTCAATACTATAATTGATAAGACATTAAGTGAAAGAATCAAAAAATGGTATGAAAAATTCTCTGAAGCTATGGCTGATGGAGAGTTAAGTGATTTAGAAAAAAAGGATTTACAAGAGACTTATAAAAAGATATATGAGGATGCTGCCAAGGAAAGGGACGCTGCTTTTGAGGCTGCGGGTCTTGGCAAGGAGACAAAAACGGAAGCACAAAAGGCTACCGCTAGAGGTTTCGAGACCATGACACAGGATCAGGCGGCGGAGTTGAATGGGCGTTTCACGGCGTTACAGGAAAGTGGAAATGTAATCTCGGAGCAAAATTTGACACAGACATCCTTGTTGTCAAGTATTGCTACCTCTATTGGGGGTGTCTTGTCCGCCAATGATTCCGTAAGGGATATAGCGGGAGAGATTAGGGATTTCCAAGTACAATCGTTCTTGGAGATACAAGAGATAAATGACACGACCAAAAGCATAGATAAGACGCTGAAGACGATGTCACAAAACATAGAACAAGTAAAAAGAAATACGGGAGGAATATAATGACTGGGCAATTATATATAAATAATAGAGATGCTTATGTAGTATATGGTGTCGTTATGAGCGATAATTTCCTAGAGAACATATCAATAGCGGCTCCATTAAAGGATTTTATTGAGAACGACAGCCGTCTTGAGCATGGCAAGAGAATGATAATATCCGATCCTAAGTTAGCTAGCCGCAACGTGACCCTTACTTTTACGATAAACGGGAAGACACCAGAGGAATACCTAGATCATTATAGGGCTTTCGTAGCGGAACTGCATAAGGGTAACGTTGCTCTACGTGTGCCTGCATTAGGGGAGACCTATAAGTTGGTATACCTAAACTCAGCGTCATATGCCTTGGATGGATCTCGTACCGTCTCCAAACTGGCTTGCAAATTTGTCGAGCCTAACCCACAAGACAGGACGTAGCCTAAAAATTACAACAATCCCGTCATTGTTTTTTTTAGGTCCGCTTGATTTTTTGCCATCCCCCTCATATGCGTGAACTTTGAGTTCATGATCGAGATAAAGGACATATCTGGCAATACTCGTTTCTCGACCCCTATAAACCGGGGCGCAAAGGGGAGATTCACCTTGATGAAGGAGGACTATATAACCCTTCCTTTTAGCGTTGAAACGCCTATTGATTTCAAGCCGGGCGACTATGTGGACATGAGAGGGGTACTCGATGACGCTTTAGGAGGTAAGTTGTCCAAGGTATATAAATACCTATCCTTGCAGAAGCCCAATGTGGTGCCGGGAAAATATGATTATGAGTTAAGGTTGGACGCTTATTATTATGAGTGGAACACGAAGATATTCAAGTATACCCCGGAAAATCATGGACAGGAGGCAGGATGGAACCTTACCGCCACTCTTGACACGCAACTGGGCGTGTTCCTGCGTAACCTTAAAGCTAACGGATATACGTATAACGGCGTCGATTATGACTTTGATATAGACAACACGGTCGAGAACAAGGCCGTGTTGATGTCTTATGACAATATCCACCTTTTGGACGCCCTTTTCTCGATGGCCGCCGAGGACAAGTGGAATTGCGACTGCTGGATAACCGAGAATATTATCCATTTCGGGCGTTGCGAGTTCGGTGACGCCGTAAAGATAGAGTTGGGCGTGGAGGCTTCCTCCATGACCCGTAACGATAGCAAGGGTACTTACGCAACACGTATATACGTGTTCGGAGGTACCAGAAACATCCCTGCCAACTATCGTCCGGTAGATGAGCAGACCGTAGTCAACGGTGTCGTGCAAAAGCGGCTCATGCTCCCATCTGGGACACCGTATATAGATGCCTATCCCGGCATGACCAACGCCGAGGCCGTGGAGGACGTGGTGGTATTTGACGATATCTATCCCAGACGGATAGGTACGTTGTCGGATGTTAAGACCGTGGACAGGAACATAGAGACGGACGGAGAGGTGACGGGGACTTTCAAGGCTTATCAATACAAGGATACCGGATTGGTGTTCAAGGATGAATATATCATAGAGGGCGAGAAATTGAAGGTCACGTTCCAATCCGGGAGACTTAATGGCATGACTTTCGGAGTCACTTTTAATCCCGAGGGATCGGAACCCGTCGAGCAATTATGGGAGATCGTCGCTAACGAGGATTATGGCCGCTTGTTACCAGACGATGTGATCCGTCCGGAGAACGGCGATAAATATATACTTTCCGGATTCAATATACAATTAGTGTCCGACCAATATATACCGGAGGCGGAGGCGGAGCTTCTGGCCAAGGGTAAAGAATATATAAAGAGAACCAGTATTGACGATGGCACGTACCCGACTACGTTGGACTCGGAATGGGTCTATCAAGACCAGATCAACCGGACTTACGACGTGGGGCAGAGGATGCGGATGGTCAATCCCGCTTTCTTCTCGTCGGAAGGGCGTATCAGTCGTGTTATAGGCTGGGAGATGAGCCTTGATATCCCTTATGATTCTCCTGTATATACTATAGGCGAGAGCACTCAATACAGCCGGCTTGGTGAATTGGAGGACAAGGTTGATTCCTTGACTTATAAAGGACAGACATATACCGGTTCAGGGGGAAGCGGCGTATACGTTATCCGTACCAATGACTCCACCCCGGCAAGCGACAGCAACGTATTCTCCGCCCTTCGCTCGTTGGCGACATTCTTGCGCAAGGACAAGCCGGACCAGACCAAATATCTTATCAAGCTCCTCGGAGGATTGATATCTGATAATATCGAGTCTCAGGATTTTGCCGCCGGTCCTTTCGGCACGGGGTTCCTCGTGAAAAGGGACCCAAAGACCGGTAAATCATATATAGAGGCGGACGAGATCTACATCCGCCTTAAAGCGTATTTCGATACCTTGGAGATCAAGCACCTCTCTCACGTGGGAGGGCGTATCGTATTATCTCCGGCGAGCATGGAGTGCATTCGGGTGGAGGAGGTATCGGTAGAGCTGGATGCCTTGTATGACTTTAACGGTGATCCGCTATATGATGTGGAGGATAGCCGGTTGTACTCATTAGGAGGCTCCGGACGTGCCACTACCAACGTGTATAGGTGTTATTTCCGGCAGACCGACGGGGAGAGGGAGATCGTGAATGAGTTCGCTATCGATGACATGGCCCAATGCCGGGAGTTTAACGTGAAGACCGGGATATCCCATAATGTCCGTAACCAGTATTACTGGCGCAGGGTCATAGGTTTGGGAAATGATTACATAGACCTGTCGATAGATGATTGCGATTCCGGGAGCATGATCCCGAAGGCGGGGGATACGATCGTCACGATAGGCAACAAGACGGATACCAATCGTCAGCATGTCGTTTATCTATCCTCCTACGACGATGACGCCCCGTGCTTCAAGCTGTATTCCGGTATCAACTCTTACTCGATGTTGAATAAGGAAGTGACGGTCATTTCCCCGAACGCCGACAAGAACGTATTCACGGGCAAGGTAGTCATAAAACCGGGCTCTGCCGGCTTCGAGAACTTGACAGACAAGCCGGACATGGAAGGCATAAATAATTCCATCAAGAATGCCCAAGAAGCCGCCTCCGCCGCCCAAGAGGCTATCGAGGGAGTGCAAGGCTCGGTGGATGATTTCAAGTATTACGTTGATAACACCTTCGCCGATGGAATCATATCGGAGGCGGAGACCAAGGATATCGCCCGCTATATAGATATCGTAAACAACGAGAAGGCATCGTCATTGGCTACATATAATGAGTTGAGGATCAATCCTTATCTTGACGGGGCAGAGCTTGTCTCCTTGGAAGAGGCCAAGGAAACCCTGTTCTCTTCCATAGATAGCCTGATCGACGCCGTAAACAAGGCCATAGCGGACAAGAAGGCCACGGAAGAGGAGATAGCCGGCATAAACGATAAATACACGGCGTTCAATACCGCTTGCGGTAATTTTTATTCCGCCGTGGAGAACGCCAACAAAAAAATACAGGATAATCTTAAGTCATACTCGGATAACGCCCAGAAAGCCGCGGATGAGGCTAACAAGAACGCTACGAGCGCGATGGATAGCGCCAATACCGCCAAGAGCGATGTCTTGGGCTTGAAGGACTTCACGGACGAGGCGTTCGAGGACGGGATTATCTCCAGATCGGAGGCGGTGGCCATAGGAAAGTACACCAATACGGTGAACGCTACTAAGAAAGAGGTGGAATCAACCTACAACACGTTATATACCAACCCTTTCCTTTCAGGTACCCCAAAAACGGATTTATTGAACGCCAAGGTGACGTTCATGGGAGCGGTGGATAATCTGTTGGCATCTATACAGACGGCCATTTCGGACGGTAAGACGACAATAACCGAGAAGGAGATTGTCGATAGTAAGTTCTCCGCGTTCAACAGCGCCTATGCCTCACTTGCCACGGCCATAGAGAACGCAAACAAGGCGATTCAACAGAAGATCAAGGAGGAGGCGGTCAATGAGGCCTCCGATGGTTTTATCTCCGATATCGAGACGATTACCGAGGCGGACAAAAACGAGATGGCCAAACAATTGGGATACGCGGATTACGCCTCGATGAAGGAACAAGCGGCGAAGGGCAAGACCCTCATAAACGGGGCATCTATCAATACCCAGTTGATAGATACGGACTTGCTCATCACTTCTCTCGTTATAGCCAAGGCGATAAAAACAAGTAACTTGAACGTAAATGATAAGTTCATAGTTAAGACCGATGGCTCCGTGGACATGAACGGCATCTTTCACTCCCTTGGTACTAAGACGGAGCTTGTCATCTCTAACGGTTATTTGAGGATCGCCTATAACGGGGAAGAGATCATGCGTTTCGCCGTGAACCAGAATACGGGTATGCCAGAGCTGAATATGCACAAGGGGGATAAGAGCGTGTTTATCTCCCCGGAGAAACTTGTGTTCGGTTTTGGCTCAGGGAATAATTTCTTGACTCTTAATCCCAGTGACATTGGAGGGGGAGACGTGAGAAAGAAAAGTGATGGGACCTTGTATGTGACCACTGGAGAAACCTCCTTGATAACGGTTGGGATCTACGTGTCTCCGCAGGAGGGAGGTACGACAATCCCTACACCGGGATCTATGCTGTTCAAATACGAGGGAGAGCAGGAGTACGTGGAGGCTATACCCAACGATGGGTATGAGTTCTCCAGATGGAGCGATGGTGGCGCCCAACGCCATTTGGTTACATGGGATGTCTCAGGCAAGGGGATAACCGCGTATTTCACCAAGATACAGGTGACTCAATATACGGTGACCCTGATAGCCAACCCGCAACAGGGCGGTACCGTGTCTGGAGGAGGTGCCGCCGACAAGGGGACGGTACGCTCGGTATCCGCTACCCCCGCCTCCGGTTACCGCTTTGTCAGCTGGAGCGATGGGGGGAACCAGACCCACAACGTCACTTGGGACGCTAATAAGACCTTGACCGCTAATTTCGAGAAGGCTATTATAACGGGTGACGAGATATTGCTTGGAGTTTCATTGACATCGGATACATATACGAGCGTGCTGAAGACGGGGACGGATACTTTGATGGCTTCTACGTCCGGCGGCAGGATGATAGTCATGTCCTCGCCCGGCAATCAAGGATGGGTGCTGTTCAACAAGGGATATCTCGGGAGCAAGCTGTCGAATGGGCATATATACAGGCTAAGTATCACGGCCAAGTCATCTTCCGATACGGTCACTTTCTTGGCGGGCATAGGTTCTATAGATCCCGGTGGTGAGTTCAACGACATTTCCTCGGGAGATTTAATCTATAGCGAGCAGATAACGACATCTGTGGAGACCTTTACAGTGGATATAACGCCTTTCAAAAGAGATAGTACGGTAAGCGACGCCGTGGTAATGGCGTTCTTTCCAGAAAAATTGTCCACTATAACAATAACGGGTATATCGTTGAAGGAGGTGTGATATGGGAATCATTAACAAGACAACAGATAAGATAAACGTCTTGCTTGACAAGATAGCGGATATTCCGGAGGAGGGTCTGGCAGGGAAGACCCCAGTATTGGAAGACGTGAGAGTCATCACCCTATCCGCGGGTAGCGATGCCACAGGCGATATCGAGAGAACCGGGGTTGATAGTGAGGGAAACCCATTGTACGTGATAAATCTAGGTATCCCACGAGGTAAGGACGGGACTTCTGGAGGTCCCGCCAGTATAGACTGGACCAATGTCCTTAATAAGCCAGAATGGATAATGTCATCCACTAAACCATCATATACGGCCGATGAGGTCGGGGCATTACCCTCAAGCACCTCTTTCAAGACGGTTAACGGTGAATCCATATTGGGGGAGGGTAATATAGAAATCACATCCGAGGGAGGGAACGGCGTAGGACGAAACTACCCCGGTTACAAGAACGCCGAGATATTCAACGATTACGAGAATAACAAGGCAGCCGGAGCCTACGCCCACGCCGAGGGCATGAATACGAATGCTACCGGTCCTAGATCTCACGCCGAGGGGCATAAGACGAATGTTTTCGCCGCCGATGCCCATGCCGAGGGGAGGGAGACGTGGTGCTTGGGACCACAAGGGCATGTGGAAGGGATGAACGGGATCGCTTGGGGAGGGCTGTCGCATGTCGAGGGACTGGCCGCTTGTATAGAGAATGGATCTTACGTGCCGCCCGTTGAAGGGGGGAAAAAAATTCTCAACGAAGAGGATTTGATCAGGACGATATGGGATACATATGGCCTCGCATGGGGGAAAGAAATTATCGTAAGTGAGGACTTGTTTAATGATTATTATATACATGCTTCCTTTGGGGAAAGAAACCATGTAGAGGGAGTTAATAATGTCGTTTTAAACAATTGTGTACACGTGGAAGGTCGTGGAAATGTATCGGGGGCCTCCGTAACCGCGCATGGGGCTGCTCAGATAGACCACGTGATCCATATAGAGGGATGCTGGAATACGGTCTATCCCCAATCTAGGGATACGGGATGTCACATAGAGGGAAAATCCAACCTCGTACGTGAGTCTGTGGATGGTTCCACGATATATTACGCCACCGCTGCCCATGTGGAAGGAGAGAATAACGTCATAGATTGCCTGTCGCATATCGGTGATGATTACATCCGGGGGAATGCCAGATGGTCGCATGTGGGGGGATACTCATGCTCTGTCGTTAGGGCCAGTTACGCTTTTGCCCATGGTGACCATGTTTCCGTGTCCAATGATCATGAGGTGTCGTTCGGACGTTACAACCTCTCTGAGATCAACGGTAATAAAGTTTTGTTCTCTTATGGTATAGGCGACAACGAGTCGAGTCGGGAGAACGCCCTCTCGATATTGGAGGATGGAACGGTGGTGATTCCCCGGCTGGACGGGGGAAGTGTCAAGGAGCAAATAGAAGCTGCCATACAACCATTAACCAACAAGGTTAACAATATATATAAAGAGCTCAAGGGAATTATAGACGAGCAATCCAAGCAAATACAAGATTTGTTAGCCTTAATACCGTCGGTGAAGGTAGAGAATGACATATTGATGATCGGGACACCCAAGGCTTTCGTGATAGGTAGCGTGCTGGTCTTGACAAGGAATCTTCCGGCAGGCGTGTCCGATGATACGCTTACGATTACCGATACGTCGGTGAGGGTAGAGAATGATATATTAACAATCGAATAAAAACTAAGGATATTATGAGTACGATTAAAAAAGTAAACGTAAACGGGCAAGAGTATGATTTGGCCGGTTCTGGAGGCGGTGGGGCTTTGATCGAGATAACCTACTCGGAGCTAGTAGCTCTTAGGGATAGTGGTGGTCTTGTTCAAGGGAATAAATACCGGATAACGGATTATAACGCCGTCTTTAACACGTTAAAATCAGCGGGACATCAATTTGATATCGTAGTGGAGGCATTGTCTTCATCTGAACTTTCTGAGAAAGCCTCCGCTATGATACATGAGGGAGATGTATATTTCAAAAACTCCCATCTGGATCTATGGACTGTCTATTACTCATTGGATAACGACACTTCTCGCTTTAAAGAGGCATCGGCTTCTGGAAAAGGCTTTATCTGGAGATTAATAGATGAGTATAATAACGATGTATGCTTCGATTTCAAGAACGCTCTTTTTACAATGAACGGATCGGATTTTCCATTTATAACATCTTCAAATGGAAGTCTTGATTTTTATTTATTCTCTTATAATACGGGCACAGGGTTTGCCTCACAATCAAATATTATAGACTTATCGACTACAAATCCATCGAATGTTTCGAATAATTTTGTCTCATTTGATCTTAAAACAAATTTCTATGTTGTTCTAGGAGCAGATAAATCGGCATTAGAAGTTATAGGAACTCGAGCTAAAATCTTAAATAATAAAGTTCTCAATAGTAAAGTAAGGCTTATGTCTAGTTCAGGAGGCATGGGCTTTAAATATTGCGATTTTACAGGAATTATTGATTCTAAATGTTTATTGGGTGCATCAAATACTTCATTTGGCCAAATGAATATAGAGAGCGAAAGCTCGTTATCCAATGCATCTATTAGTGGAAGCATAATAAAAGGTGTTAATAAAATTATAACTAATGGACACCAATTTTCCTCTAACGATGTATCATGTGATGAAATGAGTCAAGAACTTCATATTCTTATGGATATCAAAGGGTGTATAATAAGAATCGATAACGGTACAACTAATAACGTGCCATGTGTCTTATCAGAAGAGACATTAGGAGTCGATAAGGTCGTAAATAAACTAATATGGGCCAAGATAGAATCCTCCATTTTTAAGTATAAAGTTATAGATCCATTTGATATTCAATAATATGGAAGCTATTCGCATAGGAAACGACATCAATATAGAATGGACCATCTTCCGGGACGGTAAGCCCGAGTCTTTGGATGGCAAGAACATTAGCGTCTTCATGACCAATGGCTATAAGAAGATGGAGGTAAAAGACCTCCACTTCCGGGATAACGTGATACGATTCACTTACTTAGGTAAAGACCAAGATTATAACGGTGTCTATACGCTGACCCTTATCGAGAACAAAGGGAAGGAGGGCATGTACACCGTAGACGCTTGCGATGCGTTCCGTCTTATCCCACGGTCGTGCTCCGTAGGTGGAGATACGGGATGCGGCAGCGTCAAGGTGACAACGGTAAAGCTAACGGGAGATATATCCGTTCCTGCCGTAACCGGAGATTATGAAAGTATGACCAATAAACCACGGATCAACGGGGTTGAGTTGGTCGGGGATAAGTCCCTAGAGGAGTTAGGGATACCCATTCTGCCTGATAATATCGTAACCGATGCCGATTACACGCATACGGATAACAACTTGACGGACGCTCTTTTGGAAAAGCTCGACGGATTGAGTAATTACGATGATACGGCGTTAAGAGAGGCTTTAACCTCCGAGATCAGCAGGGCGAAGGAGGTAGAGGGGGATCTTGACACGGCCATAAGGAAAGTGGCTTCCGATCTGTCCACGTTTATAACGGGAGATCCGGACGCGGACAATGTCATCAACAGATGGCAGGAGGTGGTGGAGTTCTTGTCCGGTATGACAGAGGATAAGGATATGGCCGGAGTGTTGCTGGATTTGAAAAAACAAATACTTGCGGAGGTCACGAGTATCTTGTCAGGTTATTACACGTCCGGACAGATTGACGATAGGTTTGTCGAGAAGATCAAAGGGAAGGGACTTAGCACAAACGACCTTACGGATGAGCTGTTATCTAAGATCAACGGCTTATCCAACTATGATGATGAATGGGTCAGGAGTGAGATCGCCTCTATCAAGGCGGATATCGACACGTTATTGGGTGATGGAGCGAGCGACGCTATAGATACCTTCCATGAGATCGAGTTTTTTTTGCAGGGTATTACGGATAAGGAAACCCTAACCGGTCTTCTCAATGACTTGCGTGCGGAGATAACGGCTTTGATCCCAACCAAGACATCCCAATTAACAAATGACGATCACATCGTAAAGGACGCTAATTACGTCCATACGGACAATAATTATACTGACGAAGATAAGGGTAAGTTGGATGGATTGGATAATTACGACGATACGGATATCCGGAATCTGGTCACCGGTCTAAGGACGGACGTTGATAAGTTAAAGCCCGTTGTCACATCCACCCCGTCTAACGGGCAGATAACCATAACGCCGGACAAGGCAAAAAATGACGATTCGGACGTGTCGATAACGCTGGAGACCAAGGGGGACAAGGATAAGTCGCTGATGGCCGACGGCAATTACCGCAAGCTCCCCGTGCACGGGAGGAACCTGTTGCTGGGATCGGGGAAGGAGGTGAGTAACTCGAATTATAATATAGCTAATTATTGGTTGGCGGAGCAGATACCAAAAGGCACACAAGTAACTGTTACAATATGGGGGGAATTAGGAGAAGATGTCACTTCGTTTGCCTTATATAATTCTGGCGGAGGGGCTGGTGCTGGTGTTCCCATTCCTCTTCTGGTTCCAGTAAACGGTAAGGCGAGTATAACTTTCAATTGGAATATTCATGATTCATCCTCAGTAGTTTCAAATACGCATTTGGCTATTTTTACGTATCCGTTTGGGGGTGCTCATGCGGATATCTCTACCATCTACAAGATTAAGCTCGAGTACGGCGACATCTCCACCGAGTGGACCCCCGCTTGGGAGGACATCCCCGACATCGAGGAACGGTACGCCTACGGTGTAGAGTGGGACATGGCTTTGTCAAGCCCGGACGGGAAGCGTGTGGGGAATATGCAACTGCATCGGGAGTTGCCGGTGCAGAGTAAGATAAGAGGGTGCGTGTTAGATAATAGCGGGGGAGTGAAAAAATATTTAGGAGCATCTTCTTGGTCACAAGAGGATATGTCTATAGATTATCTTTTAGAGGCTATAATGGCAGAAATGGATAGGTTTTGGATTCGTTTCTACATAAAAGGCCTTAAGTTTGGATGTATGATGTCTGATACTCCTATGCCCGGATATACCTATATTAATAAACGTTATATGAGTGCTTTCGAGGGAGGAATAGATAGGCCGTCGATGACTTTATTGTCTGCCTATGGAGTAGGTAGCACAAACGTAAATAGAAGAGGTGGCGACAACACCTCCGACTGGGACGGCACCTACCGTTCCTTGCTAGGCCGTCCCGTCACCAACCTAACCCGAGACCAATTCCGACAAGCCGCGAGGAAACGTGGCAGCGGCTGGGAAATGTATACCTACAACGCCCACAAGACCCTGTTCTGGCTATTCGCCGTCGAGTACGCCACGCTGGACAGCCAGAAGCCTTTCAACGCCCAGAAGGACGCTAACGGTTTCGCCCAAGGTGGCTTAGGTCCGGGACCGACGCAAATGACGGATTGGACTAACTTCAATAACGCCAATCCCCTTATCCCATGCGGCTATACCAACGAGTTCGGGAACGGATCGGGAGAGAAGGCATATGTCGTGAAGAACGCTTCCGGCGGTACTCATGCCACATTGATGGCTAACAGGTATCGTGGTATAGAGAATCCGTTCGGTCATATCTGGAAATACACCGACGGGGCCAATATACAGGTCACCACGGGCGATACCGGATTGTCTATATTATGGACTACCGATGACCCGTCAAACTTCAGCGATACATCTTACACAGGCTATAACAAGAAAGGCAACATCTGCCGTACCAATGGTTATGCCAAGAAGATGCTCCTAGGTGAGGATGGTGATATCGTAGCTACGGAGATCGGCGGTAGTAGTTCTACCTACTGGTGCGACTACTACTACACCTACACATCGGCTAACCGCATGCAGGTGGTGCTGGTTGGCGGTAACGCGGGCAACGGGTCGTATGCGGGCCTCGCTTACGTGACTACGGATGCTGCGCCTGCCGATGCGTCTCGTAACATCGGTTCACGCCTTTGCTTTTTCCCCGAATATCGTAAAACGTCGGCGTAGCCGCACGTCTCACGTCGGGAATTTTTTGTATAACGTTTAATGAGGATAAAAATGGAAGAAGAAAAGAATAAAGATGACGGCAGCTTGTCGTTCTTGAATATCCCAAGGGATAAGAACTCAAGGCATTTTAATTGTCCGGAGATCACCCAACAGAAGTTGACGAATCTCACGTTCTGGGTAATCGATTACATGGATGGCGTGTCCACCAAGTTCGGGAAAGACAGGGCGCTTGTCATGATCAAGGAGAATCTTGAGGATAAAGATAGTGATGCGAAGAAATTCTTTACGAACTCCCAAGAGATCAAGTACGTTCTTGGTAAGATAAAGGAGATGGACAAGTTCCCTAGGAAAGTGACGATGCGAGCCTCCGGGAACAGGTATTATCTCGAATGACGGAATGAGGGTCGATCATCCCTAGGTGGTGCTGGTTGGCGGTAACGCGGACAACAGGTCGAATGCAGGCCTCGCTAACGTGAATACGAATAATGCGCCTTCCGATGCGAATCGTAACATCGGTTCACGCCTATACTTTTAGAGAGGGGAAAAGATATTTAGATAACAAACAGGGATGGTGGCCTCGCCTCTTGGCGAAAAAAGTCTCCCCATATAAAGGGTGTTGGTAGGGAAACCGAAGACTCCCTATGATAAAAAGCAAATTAATGACAATAAAATGAAGAGAATAGGGAATTTATTTGATAAGATAGCGAATATGGACAACTTGATACTTGCGGACATGAAAGCCCGAAGGGGAAAGAAGGATTCATACGGCATAAGGTTGTTCGACAAGGACAAAGAGGGTAATCTAAGCCGTTTACTAAAGTCTCTGCTGGATGGCACGTTCAAGACTTCCAAGTACCGGACTGATACCATCTATGAGCCAAAAGAAAGGATCATCTTCAAGCTCCCTTATTATCCGGACAGGATATTGCATCATGCCATAATGAACGTCATGGAACCTATATGGGTTTCCGTGTTCACGGCTGATACGACATCATGTATCAAGGGAAGAGGAATAACGGAGGCGTATAAGAGGACAAGACGGGCTTTGTCCGATCGTGAATCCGTCTATTGCCTCAAGGTTGATATCCGCAAATTCTATCCGTCAATAGACCATGAGGTGTTGAAAGGCATCGCTCGGAAGAAGATCAAGGACGATCGCTTGCTTATGTTGTTGGATGAGATCATCGATTCCGCTCCCGGCGTTCCGATCGGGAACTATCTTAGCCAATATCTTGCGAATCTTTATCTCGCCTATCTGGATCACGAGATAAAGGAGATTATAGATATAAGGCATTATATCAGATACGCGGATGACATGACTTTTTTCCATCATGATAAGTGTTTCTTGAGAAACGTATTACTTCCGTGGCTTATCGATAGATTGGCCGTGTTGAAGTTGGAGCTGAAAGGGAATTACCAGATATTTAAGATCGCTGAGAGAAGATCGGATAAAAGCGGCCGTGGTGTAGATTTCGTGGGTTTCGTATTTTACAAGGAGCATATACGGATAAGGAAGAGGACTAAGCAAAATCTATGTCGTGCGGCGGCTAGATTGAATAAAGTCCCGAATATATCCTTAACGGAATACAAGGCAGGTCTAGCCGGTTGGCTGGGCTGGATATATGATAGCGATAGCAAGCATTTAGCTAAGAAAATTTTAAAACCAGAGTTTTATGAAGCGATCATGGAGCGACACAATGCCGCCTAGAATAGAGCGGGACGGTGACGGTTCCTACCTGTACCGGTGGGACGTTAGAGAGGAGACAAGGGAGATGGGTGACGATATGGCCCCCGTAATCTCCTATAGTTACAACGAGGTCAGGGTATGGCCCACGTTGACGGCCAACAAGATATTGGAGGCCTGTATCAACGCCCTATGGGACAAGGACGTGGAGCAAAAGAAGCTGAACGACTACAACGCCGCCCAGCTAGGCATATTGGACTTGTCATACGTGGAGTCTTATAAGACGTTCCTTAACGAGAGGAAGGCGTTGAAAGACCGTGTGGATAGCGATTTCGCCGAGTGGGAGGCGGCGAGAGAGGAGGAGAGCATAGTGGTTTTATAACTAAATAAAAAAAAGGATCGGAAGAATGGAATTTTTTAAAATGATTTGCAGTATGAGGGAGCTACTGACTGTAGTCGTGTTTGAGATGTTCATCGTTATGGTGGCGATGGGGTGGGATTTCGCCTCGGGTTATTACAAGGCTAAATTGAGGGGCGAGGAGCGTAATTCATACGGCATGCGTAGGACGGTCAGCAAGTTCATACTTTACGCTGGTAGCGTATGTATAGCGTGCGGGATAGACTCGGTTTGCTACGTGTGCCGGTTCTGGGAATTTATCCATCTGCCTTTCTTGACCAATGTCCCGGTCGTATCCTCGATAGTGACCGTATTTATCTTGATAACGGAGGTTCGGTCTATCTGGGAGAAGGCTGACGCCAAACAAAGGAGGCAGGCGAGTAAGACAGCCGACATGATCGGTAAGGTTGTAACGCAAAAGGTTTTGGAGGACGCTTTGACAAACGCTTTATCCAATGCCATGAATAAAAAGAAGAAAGGAGAGTAAAATATGGGGAAAAATAATTTACCTCGTGGGTATAGAAACGCAAACCCGGGAAACATCCGGATCAACGGAGACTTGTTCCAAGGGGAGATACGACCAAGCAAAGACAAGTCGTTCAAACAGTTTGAGACGATGGCGTATGGCTATCGGGCGATCTTTAAGATCCTGTCGAACTACTATCGAAACTATAAACTTGACACGATCCGCAAGATGATAGGAAGATGGGCGCCTGAAAATGAGAATGAAACGGATGCCTACGTTAAGGCCGTGTCCGATTACGCCGGGATACCGGCTGACGATCCTGTAAATATCAACGATCGTGAGCAGATGATCCGTATTGTCGCTGGTATGAGTCGGATCGAGAACGGTAGGGAGGCTGAAATGTCGGACGTTATAGCTGGGTGGAACTTGCTATGAGAATATGGTATGTCATATTGTTATGCCTTTTCTGTGCCTGTGGAACCTCCAAGAAATCCACGGATACGGAGAGGCATGCCACTACAAGTGTCAGTCTATCGGATAGTATCTTCAAAAAAGACAGCCTTTCGGCCATAGAGCGGATATTATCTAACGAGAGATTGAGCGCCCGGATCTTGGTCGTGGAGTGGTCTTCTCCAGACAGCGTGGGGAACCTGTATCCTGTCAAGACATCCGATATAACCATAGGAAAGGAGCGAGAGGAATCAGGCGAGAAGATCGTTTCGTCCGGATCTGATATGACAGAGATGAGGACGGATAACAAGGTGGTCGTCTCCGATGAGAGAGAAACGATAAACGTGGACAAGGAAACGAGGCTTATCCATCCTAGGGTATGGTGGTATTTGTTGGTAGGAGGAATGATTGCGGCCATGTTATGGTGGATCATTAATAAGAGAGGGTGATTTAATATTGATACATAGTGTTATCCAATGACTCCGTGAGGACGAGTTGGCGGGGAGATAAAGAAAGAATCTCCCCACGAATTAAAACGGATCGGAAGTTTGTTTTAATTATCGCTGCACGACGGGAGAGATTCTTTATTTCTTCTGCCGTGCATTTTTTGTGCCCGGCTTTGATAGTAAAACAAACCACGAAATAAAAAGTTTATGAATAAGGTGGAAATTTTTTACAAAAAAAGTGATAGAGGCTGTCTGCAAGGAGTGCGGAACCGATCCGGTAATGATGTTTAGCAACAACAAGGAGAGGAACGTTGACGCTAGGGGAGTGGCTATAACCATACTGGCCGATCGCAAGTTGAGCGACAATATCATATCCGATCTGACGGGGATGACGAGGCAAGCCGTCAACCGGATGCGGAACTTGTATCCGGACAGGATAAGGAGGAGTTACTATCTGAGAAGGACGGTGGAGAGCGTCAAAGAGGAGCTATCCGGTACGGTCTGAGGGTGCGTTATGTTGTAAGGCATGTGATTTGTCTATGAAAAAATTTTCATATAACAAAATTTTGTGCGACCTTTGCGGCGTAAAAGGTGATTTTGTAGCCTCGTCAAGTAACCAGCCTTGGCAGAGGCTTTGTTGTATACGAAAAGTTTCATTATGGAAATATATATGCCACATGCGGTAAATGATATTAGGATAGGAGAAGCCTTCAATCATCTATTCAGGATAATCCTGAAAATGGAGAATTCCGATGATGATGATTTCATATGGAACTTCCAATATACGGCATTTGTGACTCCATTTTTCTTATTGCCTCTTATGCTTTATAGAGATAAGTGCGGTAAGAATGTGGTTTGCAAGAATATATCGGACAGTGTTAAAAGCTATCTGGACTCTATTCATTTTGAAGGAGGTGTAGTAGCTGACAGTGTTAGTGATTTTCATAATTATATGGAATATTTTTCTATGAAAAAATATATTCCTATAATAAAGTTTCCGGGATGTAAAAGCAAGGATAGCATAAAAAACGATATACTGTCTGTAGCAGAGAATATAATGATAAGGCAATTAAATATTGAAGGAGAGTTGAGAAAGGCTTTATCTTATATGCTGACAGAGACGATTGACAATATATCTGAACATTCAGAGAGTGAATTTGGTTATATATTTGCTCAGTATTATCCGTCAAAGAGTTATATAGACATTTGCATAGCGGATAATGGTATAAGTATACTGGGTAGTTATGTTAAGTCTGGCAAGGGAGGTATAACTAACGATGTGGAGGCTTTAAAAAGCGCTGGAAAGGGTATATCGACTAAAAATTTACCAGATACCGAGAATCGTGGTTATGGTATAAGTACTTGCAAGAGAATGTTGTCTAAGGGACTTGGAGGAACATATTTTTTGCTGTCTGGGCAAGCGTTTCATCTTATGTCAGAGGAAGAGACATCATATATAGGACTTCCTGATTATATAAAATGGGATGGAACTATAGTGGCATTAAGGATACCATATAAAGAGGAAAGGATGTTTAATTTTTATGAATATTTAGAATGAAGATCATGGAAAAGACAATTGTGATATCAGAATTGATAAGGGGAGAGCTTCGTTCTAGGACAGAAGCTAAAAAAATCTATATAAGGGCTAAGGATTTGAATAGCCCATGTGTACGTATAGATTTTAAGGATGTATATTTTATGTCTCGATCATTTGCGGATGAGTTATGCAATACAATAGAGGCTTTGGCCTTGGATAAAGTGAGGGTCTCTATGGAGAATGAGAGCGACTCTATAGATCTGATGATGAAAATAGTAAAAGGTAATAGAAATAAACCGAGGAATATGCATGAGGACAGTGAGGTTAAAGAATTTTCGGACATGGATTCATTGTCAGAGTTCCTGTCTACCATATAAAATTATTTCATGCTATATAAAAGAGAATGATATGAAAAATTTAGATGAAAAAATAGCTAAGGAGTATAATGAATTCCTAGAAAGGAATAGTTTTGATAAATACTCAGATAGAAAAAACATATATCTAGTCCAAACACGCTACAATGCATGTATTGGAAACAGCCTTGCATAAATTAGGAGAAGAGCTCCTTTCCATATCATAATAAAGCCTCCCTTAAAAGGTAAAAGCGTCGTCAACACAAATTGGCGGCGCTTTTTTTGTCTCATCCCCTTCCGCAAAGAACTAGCAACAACCTCGCAACAAGCTAGCAAGGAGATATTTATTTAGCAAAGCCCTTCTCATGATTTTTGTCGTGTCCGGTAATGGTGCCGGATTAACGACAAAAATTAAAGATAATGGATAGAAATTATTTTATCGGTACTCCCGAAGGAGGTAATTCCGGTGGAAGTAAGTTTGACATCATGGCCTTTCTCCCGAGTTTGATGGGTGGCGGTGGAAAATCATTGGACCCCAATTTGGTAGCGGCTTTGATGAACAATAAGGGCAATCAAGACGCTTGGGGCGGTGGTGGTTGCTGGTGGATCTGGATCATCCTCCTGTTCTTCGTATGGGGAGGCTGGGGTGGCAACGGCTTCGGCAACAACGGGGCTAACGGATTACCGGCTCAATTGAACAATGACGCAGGGCGTGAATTGTTGATGAACGCTATCCAAGGAAACGGAACGGCTATCAGCCAATTGTCATCTTCCTTGAATTGCTCTACCCAGCAATTACAAAACGCTATCTGCCAGATCCAAGGACAGATCCAGAGCGTGGGTAACCAAGTAGGCATGAGTTCCCAACAAATCATTAACGCCGTCCAAAGTGGTAACAATCAATTATTGAGCCAGATCGCCGAGTGCTGCTGCACGGTTAACAACAACATCACTAAGATGGGCTACGAGAACCAATTGGCTAGCTGCAACCAGACAAACACGCTGGTGAATACGATGAACAACAACACGTTGACTCTCCGTGACTCAGGTCTGCAGAACACCCGTGATATCATCAACGAGGTTCGTGATTTCAAGAACTTGTATCAACAAGACAAGATGGATCGCTTGACGGCGGAGAACCTAGCCTTGAAAGGACAGATCTCCCAAAGCAACCAGAACGCCTATTTCGCCGCTACTCTACAGGCGCAGACCGCCCCTCTAGGTAACGCCTTGGGTGATTTGAGCTCAAGATTGGCCAAGATCGAGTGTAACCAGCCGGAGGTGGCAAAGGTTCCTTACTCCCCCGTGGTAGGCATACCCACTTGCGTGGCCGCCCAGTACGGATTAGGCCTAGGTCTCGGTAGCTGGGGAAACTTCGGCAACGGATGGGGATAATGAGTTAATAACCTAAAAATAAAGAGTTATGGCATTCATTAGTCCTTTCATAATGGCGAACAAGAACGGTATCCCACGTTTGGAGAGCACGGGCGTTACGGTCGGGACGACCAACGTTCGTTTCTCCTTCCGCAGTCACCCGTTCCTGTCAGCCCCGTTTAGCGGGTTGATCTTGTTCCGTCTGGCCCAGCCTATCCCGGCTGGTACTACCGGGACGTTGCCGGTAGTGTTTGACACGAACGGCTCCACGCAGGCGCTAACGACCATTAACGGCGCAGATGTCACGGCATCCGATATAACCGGCACCGGAATCTACTTGTGTTACTATGAGTCGGGCAATAATACGCTCCAGATAATGACGGGAGTGGTGTGATAGAGTATCAACGAGAGACCGGAGCGATCCGGCTCTCATAAAAACCAATAAATATGTTCAAGAATCAGAGACAAGGGAATCCTTTATATATCCTTCATAAGGGGAATACGCCGTTTTGTGAGGTTGGAAGCATAGTCAGCGTGTCCCCTCCGAGACCGGAGAATCCAAATTTCAATATGTATGGTCCGCAAGCTAAAATCGTGGTGGACATAAAGGCCAAGGTAGGTGAGGACAACGTCAGCTTCTCCAACGTCTTGTCCGACGTTACCATTACGGATTACCCCACTACAAACGGGGAGAAACTGGTTGTGTCATGCGATCTAGGTGCCCTGAATACGGAGATCAACGCCATGATGCAGCAAAGCCGACAGGCACTTGACAGCATCGATTACCATAAATCCGTGATTGAGGGGTGCGAGAAGATGCTGGTAATACTGAACCCTGAGTTTGCCCGGGAGAAGGAGAGGGAGAGTGAGATCGCTAACATGAGAAACGAGATGTCCGATCTGAAGGAGGCTAACGCAAGGTTGGTTGCCATGATGGAGCAACTTGTCGGTTCCGTGAACGGTAATAATAACAAGAATAAAAAAACAGAGTGATATGGGAACATATAGCAGAAAACTGAGAGAGCTGATCGAGGAATTCGACGCCATGGAAGACGAGGATATGTTGGAACTGGCGAAGGAGGCCTATAAGCTTGGCTGTAAGGAAGGAAAGCGGAAGGCCATGGAAGGCTATGGCAACCGTATGGAGGAAGACGATGACGATGAGTTCGAGGACGACGACGAGTTCCGTGAGATGTGGGAACGTGGCGGCTACGGCAACCGTGGCGGCGGTCGTGGATCATCTGGGGGAGGCTATGGCAATCGCCGTGGGGTACCGGGCACCGGACGCTACTCGAGACGATATCGTAGATAACCATGAGGGGGGGACCGGTTTCCCCCTCCTAAAAAACAGAGGAATATGAGACTAGATATGTATGATGATTTCCCTTCCGGCATGCGATCCTACCTGAAGGCGTATGGCTGGCATTTCTCCAAGGCCATGTGCGATTGGGGCGTATCCATGATGGAGAAGGAGGACGGAAACGGGAAGAAGGTCAAGATAACCCCTTTCACGAAGGAACAGGTGGATGAGATGCTGAAGAAGTATAGCGTGGACGTGAAGAAAAAGGGTGGATACGATTATGTTTACGCCGCCAACATGTGCAAGGCCGATTACCTTGGCTCCTCCGTGCCTAACGAGCAGTACGCCGCTCTTTATGTCAAGAACGTCTGCGACGATCCGGACGCTTACGACGGGATAGTGTTCACCCGGTTCTACGCTGATTGCATCGGGTCCGGCACGCCTATAATATGGGAGGAGATGATGTGATGGGAGGCTGGGGCTACATACTGAGGATCTTGAAGGGAGAGTCCCCCAAGGACGTGCTGGCGAGTATGCCGGAGAAGGATTTTGACAAGGTATCCGAGGTGGTGGGCAATCTCAAGGCAACCAATCTCACCCGGCAACAAAGGAGGAGGATAGAGCGGGAGTTCAAGACGGTAAGGAGATGATACGACGGGATTACCATATCAAGAGATACGATTGGGTGATCCACGTGCTGTATAACGTCACCTGCTCGAGGACATCCGATATCATAGCCCTATTGAGGAGGGTCGGTTGCCCGGAAAGCAAGATACGGGAGGCTTATGGCAACGTAGGCTCCTGCAAGTTGGACGTGGGACTGACTTATTCAAATTACCGGCGAAGGGAATCCGTCATGGTGATAGGCCGGACCTCGTCTTACAGGGAGTTCTCCAATTCGTTGTTCCACGAGTGCCGGCACTTGACGGATCATATGTCCTTGGCCTTAGATATGGAGATCGGAGGGGAGCCTATCGCTTACTTGGCTGGCGATATAGGAGCCTTGATGTCCGATGAGATAAGGATGTTCATCTGCGATTGCCATCGTCACAGGAACGATATAAACGATGAGTTATGGGAAAGAAAAAAGAAGATAAAAAGAAAAAGGAATCCGTAAGACGGGAGATAGACCGCCTCACGGATTCCTTGGATTTCGAGCCTGTCAACTTCTATGAAGTGATGGCTCGGATACGGCACTTGATGTGCCTATTATAATGAATCTATCATTCCACATAGATAACCATCAAGGAAGTTCCTCAATGACGGATTTAAGAGATATGGGATCGTCTTCCCACGTTAAGTATTTACCTGTTAATTTATAAATACTGCCTTTTGGAAATACGATCGCCGAGTTGTGATCCTCGACGGAAAAATATTCCTCGTCATGCGCCGATCTCTCGTCCGTCCATACCTCTCCTTGCCGCACTGGGAAGTTATCAAGAATAACCTCGTCACCATTCTTGTTTACGGCCAAGAATACTATTGTTTGCTTGCCTAACTTCATATTCTATTTCTTCAAAACATTCATGTAGTGGCTTAAATTGTAAGCCATGTTTTTGGGGATTTGTCAGCAATTCTTTATATGCATTGACTGTTTCAGGTGATAATACCATAAATTCATCATTTATTAATGTTGTACTAACTCTAACTCTGATTCAAAAAATTCCTCGAAATACATTTTCCCGTTAGGATAATGGAGCATAACACAATAAAGGTTTTCTTCACGTACCCCATCTTTGGTTTTAACTGAAGCCTTTTCTTCCACGACTTCAGCGATAACGCCAACTTCCGACTTATACCTTTCGTTTGTACACCACACATGTTGTTTTATTTTATATTTTGTTGCCATATTCATATCTTTTAAATTATGAGCCTTACCATTAAGGCTCGGTTAATACTATTCCTCTTAATAGTCTAATAAAAGACCTCATGTACTCGCAATTCTGATTGCAATCATTCATTTGATTGCACATTCGATCATTAGAGAGGTTTGGACAACTTTTCCAGTGAGCATTAATAGCTTCTGCCATTTCCCATTCGGCACCTGCTATAAATCCCTGATAATACGCCGGGAATGCACTACCGCTACTCCTGCTTTCAGCGAAGAAATGAGCCGCTTCTTCTACTGTCTGTCTCATATCAATATCTCTTTCCATGCTTATTCTCCCTTAATTCGTTGTATTTCATTTTCTGTTCAATATGCCATAAGAGATCTATATACAGCAAGTCCGCATTAAGAAATATAATTACGATCGAAGCCTTGATTACTTCCGCTATATCTCTATCCTCGGTTAGGATAGATGTCAAAAAGAACATCCTCTCAGTAAAAGACATTTCCTTTAAAACATAATTCCAGTCTTTATATTCCGGTTCATTCGTGAAATCGTAGATATCATCAAGGCTGATATCTAACGATCCGGCAAGGTCTAGCAAGCGGATAACCGCATCTGAAAGTTCATCCTCCACGGTATCCTTAATATACCTGTTGAATACGTTAATAAACTTTTCTTCAGTTGTTAACCACCCTTGACACTCTGCATATTCACCGAGTTTATGCTTTTCTTTATCAAAGCGCCTATTTTTCCTATTCGCTTCCACGGCTTCCATCAGCTCACTGATAACAAGACAAAGGAAATGCTCGTTAATTAACTCTGTATTGTGGAACCCGTGCTCGCATGCGCATTTGTACGCACGGTCACGGAGTGCGTTGAAATCAATCTTGCTCATATTTATTTTCTTTTTTAATTAAACCTATCACATATTCGCATCCTGCTTCAAACCCCTTGTTATATCCCATACTATCACGGCCCTTGAAATAAAAAGAACCTAAGCATAACATAAATCCTATTATCATCAATATGAGTCCTAGGCCGAAGAAGGGTTGGGAAAAAGATATATGGAAAGGCTTAAACTGTATTGTCATTCCGGAGGATAATATGAATATTACTGAAAGCATAATGACTGCGGGTAGTATTGCCTTAATCATTTGATCCTCCTTTCTCTAAAATATCATCACAAGCCTTGCTATCGCACCTTACCGGCTTTTGATGGAAGGCGCACCAAGCTTCCCCGTTAGCGTCTTCATCCTCGATAAGTCGGCAATCGCCGCATTTATCTGTTAGGAATTTCTTATTCAAGTGACCTCTCTTGATGAGCCACTCGATAGCGTCAACCACATTGTCCATCAGGTTCTCTTTGTTAAAGGAGTTTGCACAAGTGTAAGTCTTGTCACCCTCCTCATCCTCGATCTTGTCCGATGCGTACATGAGTTCAACGAAATTTCCGGATAGGTAATAAATTATTCCGTCAATATCATCTTGGTATGATTTAGGCAGTATCTCTATCATCTTGGATAGAGACCAAGCCGGGAATGCCATATCTTGACCCATATGCTTTTCAATCCTTCTATATTCAAATACGACCGGACATTCGAACTCGTCCAAATACATGTCCGCAGTCCCCAGTCTCACCCCGGCCTCTAATAGCCGGGATGATTGTTCTTTGGTTGTGCAAATTTGATTCATGATTGTTTATTTAATTAATTCAAACTCGTAAGCTAAAACCCAAGGATTAGATTCCCACGTATATTTACCACAGACGCAATCTACCAATGAAGAAAAAGCCTCTAATGGAGTATCATATTCTTTGTACTGTCCATGAGGGCAATTAGAACGTGTAACTCCATGATGCCAATAATATCTTCCCCATTCACCGTCGGCGGATTTGTGCATAGTCATCGTTACTCCCTCATTCAAACAGTCCTCGTATGATATATCCTGTAATCTCTCAACTTTGATATTAGTAATACGGATGTGGTGCGGCATGAGGTCTGCACGAGTAAACATCTTATTGAAATATCCGCTTCTTTTAGTCATTACGGGATAACCGTCTTCATCGAGTTCATAATCTGGAAAATTGCCGCATTGACTGTAACTTTGCGCTATGGCTACCTTTTCACCGATCTTGTATTTAGGTTTTAAAATGTAACAGTCAAAATCATCATCAATTCTCAACACGTCATCATCGTAATCATAAGACAACGCTCCTTCATGTTTCATGTAGTACTCATCACCCAGCAAGTCCAAGAACACTTTGTTTCTCGAGTAGTCTATTATTCTTCTCGTAAAGGTCTTACGACCGTCAAGTACGGCCTGTGTCAGACCGTACTTATCATTGAACATTATTTTCTTCATGCTTTATCCCTCATGAATAACTACGCACTCAATTTGTTCCTCAAACGTAACGTCCACTATATCGTAGGTATAGTCATCGGATGTTTTTATAATTACCTCCGCTTCCGGGTCTTGCTCTTGGAGTAGAGCTATTAGTTCTTTATTTCTCATGACTGTTATTTTATTTCCTCATTAATAAAATCCTTCATCTCTTCATCGTAAACCCCGCTGTCACGCTGGAGCTCCAAGCATTTATCCTTGGAAAAATTGGCCTCCCTAGCTATATTAGCGGCCATAGATGGTGCCCTTAGCTCGACAACGAGCATCTGTATGGCGTACCATACGCCTCTGCAAAAGTCTAAATCGTTCATGCTGTTATATTTGCTCTCATCATAGATGAATGCATCTTTCAACTATGATGAATGTCTTTCTTTAGAAAACTAAGTATATGTCGTATAACCTTGATAGTCCATCCATTGCCTAACAAACGGTATATCTGCGTATCAGAGCAATCCCATTTGTACCAATCAGGAACGGTTTGTAGCCTAGAGCATTCGATCGGGGTCAATCTGCGGATAGATGATGTCTCCACTAGGGTCATGCCATTAGCTTGTGATCCTTTATATGAGGAGGCCAGTAATGAGTTCGATTTTCCGTCTTGATCTTTCAAGTTTCTTTCTTGTCGTACACTAAGTATGGCATGGCTTCTTCCGCTCATCTCTGCTAACAAGGCCGGACATTGCCCATTAGCGTCATATACCCTATTTTGTTGATATGGCTGGATACCCCCGCTTTCCTTACTCTCATTTAACTGGATAATCTTATGGAGCACATTGTTCTGTTCCCATGCGTTTGACGATAAGGTTGGTGATTTACCACGGAAAACATTTCCCTTATTATTGCCCCTAGGTCTTTGAATGATCAGTTCCATATCCGAATGGTTCCCTGCTCCATGACCTCCAGCGACTAGACATGAGGATTTATCCTGATATTTTCTTGGCATACCGGAGGTATTTATGATTCTGTAATTATGTCTGGGGTCAAGTCCCCCTCTGCCACCGGCACGTTGGCATGGTGCCTTCCCGTTTACCGAGATAAAGGTCCCGGTGTTATTGCATGTGCCAACGGCCATCAAGGAGACCGCTTTATCCCCGTCGATCCGGGTGAATCGTTTCTCTATACGTTTATCGTTTGAGATATACCTAATAGCCTTCTCGCTCAGGTAATATTTCTCGTCAACCTCTTCCTCCAAGATATCCCTTAACAATATACCCTCGTCCTTTGGCTGCGGTATGTCGGAGTGGATCTCACCGAACAGCCCGACCTTCCTTGTCCTTATGTTCGTCCAATACCACCGGTTCCGGTTCTGGGCTGATACCAAATTCGAGTTTATATTGACCGGATGAACGCCGCAATACTCAGTGATTACCCGCATGTGCTCTTTCTTCATGTTCACGTTCTCAAGCAAGAAGAACACATCCGGGTTCAGTGCCTTCACGTGGTTCAGTATGTCCACGAATACGAAGAAGAGCTTGCTTCGAGGATCATCGAAAGCCAGTTGTTTGCCGGCGAAAGAGAATCCTTGGCAAGGACTTCCTGCCAGTATGAGATCTATCGTTCCCCAATCTATCTCCCATTCCCTCCACTTAGTCACGTCCCCTAAATGTATCGTATCCGGGAAGTTCAGCCTCGTTTGGGATATGGCGAACTTGTCGATCTCGCTCGCATAATAATGCTCCGGTTCAATCCCGAGTTCTCTTAATGCGATCCTACCACAAGACATTCCGTCAAATAAGGATAAAACATTCATGTCTCTCTCGTTTTAGCAAAAACTACGCTTTCATGATCCGGCCTCAGATGGGCCATGCAAGCCTTGCTGTACTCGCAAAATCTCGCTCCCTCGTCCCGAAAGACGCATCCCCTGCACGGGATCTTGTTCTGCCCGTTGTAGTAAGGCCTGTACTTTTCCACGACAATTTTCATGTCTCCTACCAACACGATCAACCCGGTAGGGGTGTTTCTCAATCTCTCTGTTATTTCCATGTTATCTTCTCCTGCTTTCTCCGTTTAGGATTATCACGTTAAAACTCTTGAACCTGTCCACCAGTCTAGTTCCGAACCGATTCTTGAAATCCGTGACGGACAGGTTGGAAGTGATATGATACTTCTTCTGATGGGACTGGTATATCTCGTACCTCGCGTATAGGAACTCGTCTATTACGCTGTTAAGGCTGGTGCCGTAGCTTTTCTGGTTCTCCGTCTCAAGACCGATATCGTTAAGGCAGATATCGAACGGGTTCCCTTCCATGCTCCCTTTCCCGGCCTCCTCGTTGTACGTGAACCTGTCTATGTGACCATGGATCTTGTAATAGTTCATCATCTGGGTCACGGATAGGTTCACGAAGCGTTTGGGGTTATCCGTCAATTTCAGGTAATCGGCGAATATCTGCATCATGAGCGTTTTGCCCGTTCCCGGATCTCCCACGATAAGGAGGTTCTTGTGCAGCTTATAGTTCTCCTCCGGGAATACGGACTCGGCCAACGGGCAATCGTTGAAATAATACAACAGGAATCTCAAAACCTTGTCATTCCCCCTGTCTGTCTCGAATTGCCGCCTCTCGATCCCTAGGTAATTACAACCGAGCGCCTTTATCATCCGGGCGTGGCTGATGTACTCCGTATCGTCCGAGAGATCGTACCTAGAAACGTTCTGTATAGTCCTTGCGTGCTTCTTCACTAGGTTGAACACCTGTTTTTGCTGGAGCCTCTCTTTTTCCGTAGGCCCCCGCATGGCTTGTATAGCCTCCGAAAGTTTCTTTTCTTGTTCCTCCATTATGTCTTTGATTATAAGCCCTTAGTCCTGTTCCTTGCCACCAATAGGTGAATCGTCTCTTAACGTCATCTATCGTTTTTAGCGTATCGCCCTCCCCGGTGGATACCATCCAAGCTAGGAAGTTATCCAGCTCGCCGGGAATGAGGTCATTGAAAGCGACGCTCAATCCCGATATCTGGCAAGCGTATCTGCGCCATTCCTCGTTCCCCAATAACTCATTCTTGAAATTCTCGAAAAGCGTCTCACGCGTATTAAGACTCTCTCTATTTTTATTTCCTTTCCTTTCCTTTCCTTTTCTTGTTACAATTTCATCCGTTTTTGTTATAACATTGTTATCGTTGCTTTGCGGATTTGTTATAACATTGTTATTTCCCCATCTTTTAGCCATGCCTAACTTCCCGGCTTCTGATCGTTTTCTTGATTTATCGTCCTTGAATCCCATCCTTTGCTTGAAACTCTCGGAGTAGAAGTACTTACCGTCCTCGGTAAAGACAAATAACCCGAAATCCTCAATGACGGATTTTATTAAGGATGCGTCCTCACGAAGGTCAAAGGCTATCATGTTATAATCTTTGACACTCATATAGTTTGGCTCCTCTCTAAGACGTTCTAATATCATGAAGAAAACACCATATCCGGCGGCTTTATGCCTCATTCGTAAACGAATCAGCTTATCTGAGTTTCTGGCATTGCTATCGTGCGGAAAATAGCTTGTCAGCTCTTTCCTTGTATCCATACGCTAATTCTCCATAAGCATGTTTTTTATATCATGTAATCATAATTTCCTTTTGAATACATCGCAAAACCTAAGACTATTAGCTACTCTTCCGGTATTTAGCACTATGCACCATACAGCTAGTCCCTTGTGAGGCTTACCGTTCACGCAATCGACGCATCTGATACGCTCGGGTTGCTTGGTAGGTTTCTTCGCCATTTCAATCCTTTATGCCTTTCTGATCCCTCAAATCCTTTATTCGTTTCTTGTAATCTTCGATCATCAATTGGTAATCGAATGCCGAGAGTTTGGAGATAGAGTGCTTTTTCACCTCAAGCTCGTTAATTACTTTTACGCCATACTTATTTATCAAGCCCTTGGCATAACCGATGTTGTTGCCCTCGTCGAAACGGTTGCAAGACCTGCATTGAGCGTTGCAGTTTCTCTCGCAGTATCTGGTACCCATATGTGACCGGTTGACGAAATGTCCGCAATCTGCCTCTTTCCAATGCACGATCTTCCCACAGCTTATGCAACGGCAATAACCGTTGCCGTCAGCATCCCTTATTCTTATAAATACAGAGAATATACGGTCTAGTCTGCTCTTTAAAGAGGTTATGTTCTTTACTTTTCCCATGGATGTTTTCTTTTTTCGTTTATTAATAAGAATCCTGCCAAGATCACTGCTATAAGTCCTAGTATCGCGGTGATGAGGTATATAGCCATTACCAAATGATCTAAATTCTGTATTGTTTCCATAATTAGATTTGTTATTTGTGGTGGTAGCGGGACTCGAACCCGCACGAGCTACATTTTAGATAGTCTAGCTATCCTATTCCATTAATGGAATAATATCCGTTCATTACAACCCAGTACCTTACGGCATACGACACTACTTAGCTGGTATTGATCTAGTTCTTATAACGGTTTGCTATCAAACTTGCGTCTACCAATTTCGCCATACCACCGTGTTTGCCCCGCATATCCTCACGGACGGCGGGGATAATAATTAACTAACCCAAATCTAATACCATGAAAAACACGAAACTTGCGTTATTATATTTCTATTATTACGATATCTGGAGCGATCTTTCTGATGGCATCCAGTTGCTCGTCAATCACTTTATTCTTGTATTCCTCAATGGCTTCATTTGCCCCAGCTGACACAAGGGATAGCGAAACGTCTCTTCCGTCCACATCAGCGTAAATCTCAACCTCGATTTCCTCACACGCAAAACCCTTGAAAAGTGGGATGTTCAACTTGAACGACCCCGGGAGATTGGAATCAACCACCTGCGAATAGTTATCGGTTCTGCTGCCATTCTCTTCCTTGCTTCGCTCTATGTCTTGGTTTACCTTTGCCTTGAAGTTTTTCAAGGCAGATACCAGCGTCATGTTTTCTGATTTGTCCTTGAAGAAGGCACGATGCATCTTGAAGAACTTGGACAACTTGATAGGTTCCCACTTCTTTTCCGCATTGATACCAAACTCAACCATTTCTTTGGACGGCTGTAATACTCCAGTAATACGGTTTCTATAATAATCGGTCTCTTTGTCCACTAAAGATATTTCCATATCATCACGGTTTACCGTTATATTTGCCCGCTTTTGATCTATAAGCCGCACTCGTTTTTCGAGCCAACGCAAAGGGCTGTCAATCGTTCCTTCAATATCAACGGGAGTTGGTTCTTTCGGGTCGAGCGCTACGGGTGCTTTTCCTTCTCTCAATACTACTTCGATTGGTGCACCACTATAATCTTTCGGTACAACCACATTTAATTTGTTCTCACTCATGATTCTGTTCCTGTTTTACGATTAATATTAAAAATTGATTTCTGCATTTCTTGGGGTTGCATCCTCCGGAAATAGACAAGTTCGCCGGCACCATTATAATAATTGGCTTCCTTGTTCTCGTGATCAAGGAACTTATAGCACTTGTCCTTGATATCCTCGGATTTACGCTTGATCTGGTAAAGATACTTTGCTTTGGCCGTATTAAGCGGTTTTAGCCGTGATTTGTACGACTCCATCCAGTCCGCTTTCTCCTGTTCCAATTCGGCTATATCAATTGACGTGTCCGCTAGCTTGGTCTTGATCTCATTCAACTCGTCCTCGGTAAAAGGATGATTGTACCAGATCTCCTCGACGGCGTCGCATGAGTCCTCTAGGACTTGCGGCCTGTTTGATAAAGGCTCGTTTTGAGCGATGAATTTTTCCATATACTTTAATAATTAATGTTATATTTTTTTCTGTCATATTGTGGGATATATCCTTTGCAAGGAGTATTCCCGTCAAATAAGGCCGATTCCGGCCTTACAGTTTCCCCTTCTTTTTTAGACGGGTCTGTCCAATGCCTCTGCCGTTGATGGCAAAGGCAATGTCTTTTAGAGCATGCCTCATTGAGGCAGTATTTAAGATCTCTCATTTTTCTTATAGGTTTCCAGCTTCTTGACTTCCTTTTTAAGGAGTCTGGCAGCATCCATGTATTTGACGCTGCCATAAGGAGCGGTAATAATAATGTTGGTATGCCTCACGATCTTATCTATAAGATAATTTGGAGGCCTGTCACTTTTTCTCATGACTAAAAATTCGAAAGGTTTCTCATGAAATCGTATTCGGATATATCACGAAGGAATACCGAGAAAAGCACGTCCTTCACACGCTCGTAGAGATCCATGAACTCGGCCTCGTCCATCTTGTCGAAGGCTATCGACTTCGGGACCTCTATCCATTCCTTACGTGATATGCTATAGGCCGTATCGCAATGCCCGGCGGCGATCTCGACGGTCTTCCGGAAACACTCCACGCTCTCCTTGAAATGCGCCGTGGTCTTCTCGTTCTGGTAAGACCATGCGCAATTTATCAAGGCGAAATACTTTTTCAGAAAGTCGTAGTTCCGTGCCAGCGTTATCTTGGCCTTGTAGATCTTACCTAGCTTGAGTTTTTTCTTCTCGTCATAGTCGGAATCATAGCATGGCCTCAATCCGCTGGCTGTGTTGAGCAAGTATAGTTCCATGGTCAGAACGGCAATCCATCGTCTTCTCCAACCGATGGGGCGTTGTTGATATCCTCCGGTGAGGGGATATTGCTCTTGAACGTGGATTCCATCAAGTCACCTATGCCATAATAAACGCCTTCCTTTCGCTCCTCTTTCCTTGGGGCGCAAGACACATAATGCGTATAGGTGCGGTTGTCGAACGTGACAGGCTCTTTTTTCTCCCCGATCGAGATATTGAGGAAGATCTTCTCTCCCTTGGCCGTCATTACTTTTTTCATCAACTCCTTCGGTATGTCGCTCAAGCAGATTGAGCCGTATAAATTCGCCATAATGTTTATGATTTTAAATTTTAGATTTATAAGCGGGGCGGTCGGTTATTCGCTACGGCGGGGATAACCACCGTCCCGTAGCCACGGCATGCGTGGATTATTTTTTGTTGAATGTTATAGAATATGACATCTTAGCCATCCGTATCGCCGGATGGATCGTGTATATCTCTCCGGTCTCGTCATCAATGACCGTGGTATTATCCGGCACCGTCTTCAGGAACGCCTCCCGTTCTTTTATCTTGGCATCGAGAAGCAGCCTTTCCTCGATCAGCCTAGCGTAGACCGGATCATTGCAATTGGAGTGGTCGTAGGATACGCCTGTCTCCTTTATCTTGACCGTGGCCCCGTTCCAAGAGCGCTCCTTCCCGTATTTCTCGATCTCGGAAAGGACAGCGTCCTTCATCCGGTCATCGTCCAGCGTCCTCTTGATGGTCTCTTGCATCGCCTTTAACTTGACGACGTGTGATACGGGATCTACCTCACCTTCCAGTACCGGGTTCAAAAGGTCTATGGATAAAGCCTCGATATCGCTTTTCGTTAGCGGGGTCTTGCCGCTTAGCTCTAGTTCTTTGCTCATGACAGGTTGTTGTTTATTTTATAGTTGTTGTATATCTCTACGAAAGAATCCATCTCTACCTTTCCTATAATGTAAGCATTGCTGATAACGCTTTCTACGGAGAATGGTTGGTTGGCCTCCTTGGCTATCTTCTCTTTATTGTATAGCCACTCCGATATGGATTTCATTGCGCTCTCATTGTTTAGATGATCTCTCGTAAGCTCTTTCTTTACTCTGGAGTTTGCCGTTTTTTTAGGCTGCTCTTTAGGCTGCTCCTTTTGGGCGGTATTACCGCTCGCTATGTTAGCGTCCTCGTCATCGTCGGCCACGATGCCTAGGATGGCGCAAAATGCGTATCTTTTGGCGTACGTGATGGCCGATCCGATGGATTGAGCGTTCGCCGTATTGGATGGCATCCTTACCTTGGACGATATCCATTGACCGGAGGAATGAAGCAGTATGGTACGGATGGAGTAATCATCCTCTATTAGCTGACATACAGCAAGTTCGTTTTCCGCTAATGGTTGTTTCGCCGCCCTTTTGCATTCGGATAGATCTGCGTATTTAAACTTGTACTTTCCTCCCGTTTTAGTTTCTACCTCAACCTCGGAATTGAGGCTTGGTTGCTCTAGCGATCCTTGGAACTTGGCCAACGCTATCGCTAATTTGTCAATCTCTTCTGATTTATCCATGTTATCGTGTATTTAAATTCGTCAGCCTCCGGGAGTCGAACCCGGACTAAGACCATCGGCCGCCCTGCCCTCACTACCGTGTCCCTTTCCACCGGGCCAATGATATCGTCATGGCCTACCACTTGTCTAGGATATCGGTTGCCGGTCTGGGTCGGGGTTGCACCTCGTAAGGGCGGGATGTTACCAATTATATGAATCACATAGGAACCTAAGCTCCTCCATGCTCTCCTCATATTCCTCGTTGTCCTCCTCCCCGTCGTACTCCGGTTCGCCGTCGGGGTCTTTGATGTAGATGTCTCTCATATATCTTGATTTGTAGGCCTCCGGGAGTCGAACCCGGCCATCCCCATGTTAGGGGCGCTCTACCGATAAGCTAAGGCCTTGAATTTATTCGATCTCGATAATCTCGAATTTTCCTTTCTTTATATATATCTTATGATTGTAGTAATCTTTGACTATTCCATGATCGGAAACTGTATTTATGTTTCCAGTGCAATCCTCAACATATGAGTTATCGTAAGCCTCGACCGTGGCAGAGTCGTAAGCCTCGACCGTGGCAGAGCCGTAAGCCTTGACCGTGGCAGAGTCGTAAGCCTCGACCGTGGCAGAGCCGT